GACCTAGACTTAGCCTCTCCCTTCTTGGTATCTAATACTGAGTATGTAGTTGCTGCGGTTCCTAGGTATGCAGAACCTATTGATAAGAGTACCGCAGTTGCTGCTGGTCTCCGTTATTATGTCTATCAGAACCCTACTACTAAAGAGTTCTTTGCTGGTTACTTTATGAACCCAGCTATTGAAGCCTCTGCTGTAGTCTATGGTGGTTATGATGCCATGCAGAAGAAAGCCTTTACAGTAGGTATCTCTGGTGCTGAGAAGCTAGTTTTTGATGCTTACTCAGAAGAACTAGAGCGTATGTCTGACCCTAGATATACTGGTAGACTACTAGCTCCTAATGGTGTTGAGCTTATCCTAGCTCAAGTTTATCCTCAGGATAATACCTCTAGTCCTGATAGAACTTTGAGAATGACTGAGAGTGAGTTTACTTACTTCCTATCCTCACAGGGTTTTGTTCCTAGTTCTAGACTACCTGCTACCTATACCATTACTGACCCAGTATTAGCTACTGGCACCTTCTTTACTGCAGCTACTACTACTGGTCTACCAGGCACTCCTGCATCTAAGATGTATAGGTTTTCTAGTGTGGCTCTTTATAGAGATGCTCCTTCTGCAGCTGCTAACATCAATCCTTTCCCTCTATCAGGTGTCAGTCTTAATGACTTGATTGAGGCTTATGATTATGTTACTGCTCCTAGTCCTGATGGTTTGGGCTGGCCAGCTACAGTTCATGCTGCGGCCTTTGAATACTACATGAGTTCTTATACCGCTCTAGGTCATGAAGGCCGTGAGGACGGAGTTGTAAGATTCATTACTAAAGAACAGGTTAGACCTTATGGTAGAGTTAACCCTGTCTATCTAGATGACACCTTCCATCCTGCAAGGGTTGGTGGTATCTCAGCTAAACCTAAGTCTGCTCTAATGTGGTATGCAGACCCAGCCGCCCTAGTCAAGATTAAGACTGGCGCCTGTACTCCTACTACTGCTGACATTGATACAGTATTTGGTGCTGTAGTTGTTAGAGATGATGAAATTACTGGTTAATAGCTAGTTAATAACTTAGAGGTATACCTAATATAAATACTATGATAAGAATACAAGCAATAGCTCCATTTAGATATCAATACCAACAGAAGATAGTCTGGCTAACTTCTGGTGAGTGTATGTATCTAAACCCTTCCAATGCTAGTCAAAAGGAAGAGCTTAAGTTTATTCTATCTAGTAGGTTTACATATAAGGAGTATGTTTATATTGATCTAAGCTCTGTTGATTCAGAGCTTAGACAAGAGATGAATGAAGAGGATGGTTTCTATCCTATAGAAACTTACTATCCTCTTCCAGAGGAAGTTTGTCCTATAGTACCTGCTTCCTTTACTGCTCCTTATCAAGAACCTATTGATAGTCCTTACTTAAATCCAATAATCACCAGTATCATGTCTCAACCTATAGATACCTCTAATAAAGGTATTGTAGAACAGACAGCTTTACCAATAGATATTACTTGTCTTGAGCCTCTTAGTGATAAAGAAGCCAATAGAATATCTAGAAGTAAAGAACTTACTTATACCTCAGCACGTAAGGTTAGAGGTATATCAGATAAGTATGGTATTGAATATACTAACAAGAATGAAGCTATAGAAAAGATACTTGATATAGAGTTTGAGCAGGAGTAAATGATTTAATGACCCTATCTGTAGATGAGGATCTATTAGCCTTAGTTACATCTGATTCTTTTATTAGGAGAGTTAGAAGGGCCAGCGTTACTCTAAGTAATACTGGCCTTATATCTAATGAAGACATAATAGATATAGCTATAGAAGAGTCTTTTCCTAGAGTCTTTCTAGTATTAGCTGCTACTAAGAGTAAGAAAGGAAGTGATGTTAGACCTGTACTAGGTGGATTAGGGCCTAACAGTGATTATGATACTCAATATAGAGAAGTAAGAAGGGTAGTGTTTTCTTCTGTTTATAGTGAAGGGATACAAAGGGTAGTTGCCGCTCTTACTTCTGCTGTATGTATTAAACATATACCACTTAACTCTGATATAGAACTATTTAATCTAGGTAAGCACTTAGAAGAACAAGCCTTAGCTGACCTTGATAGAATCATAGGTCTTATAGAAGTTACCGGTGCAGAGGCTATAGATAATACGGCCACCTCTTTAGCTAACCTAAGCTTTTACTTTGCTAGTTCTATAGATAAAAGTTATTTATCTGAGGATATTTTTAATAAGGTAAAAGGTAAGTCGGCCTCATTAGATAATGTTCAACTGAACCAATATATAACTGTTAAACCAGGATATAAAGCTTTCTGTTGGTATTACATTACAGGCACTTCAGTTACCAGGCAGGTTGAATCAGGCTTCTTTATAGAAGATATGAGTTCAGTAGAAGAAGTAGTACAAGTATTAAGTCAATCAATTAATGAATCTTGTATAGAGAAAAGTTCTACTCTTATCTCTTCTCCTAATAGAGGTGAGATAACTAGAGAAACTCTCAGTTATAAGAAGATTGAAATATACCCTTCTACAGAATCAGAACCTAATAAAGAACTTAGCTTTACTATATCTACCCGTATTCATTACATTACCTTCTCATCAAGATTATTATCTAGTTCTTATAATAAAGAGTTGATATCAGTCAAGTTATATCAATTACCTATAGAACAAGCTAGAGATATAGATGAGGCTATATCTAATAGGTATAGTCCCTTATCTGAACCTATTGAAGGTGTTGTTTATGGTACTAAGAATAGTTATTACTCTTTAGATGATCAAGGCCCTCACTCTCTTCTTATAGATGTAGAGAAAGGTGCTGCGGCCTCTGACCTTAGTATGCAGAAGGATCAGATAGATACTGTCTATTTCAGATTAAAGGAGGGTTGTGACTCATCTGAAGTGAAGGGTAACCTAGGAATTAGAATAGCCTCTCCTCCTCTTGGAGAGTATACAGATTGGGATATAAATATAGAGGAAGGTTCTAGCCCTGAAGAAGTATCTTTTACCTTATTATCTTCATTATATGAGAGACATGTATTCTCTAAGTTATTAGGTAGTATGCCTCATTCTAATGCAGTACAAATTATCCCTTTCTTAAGGACTGATGAGGTAACAAATATGGTATTAGATATAACTGCTATACCAGAGTGTTTAGAGATAGCTACAGGCACATCATTTCAACCCCTCACACAGTTTAAAAGCCAACCTAGATCTATAACAGTAAAGACTATAGTTAACCCTTTTAGTGGTGGTAATGAGGCCTCTACAGCTTCTCCACATGGGGCTACAGTTACTGCCCCTATTAATAAAAGTAAAAGGTTACAATCTGTATTTGATAAGATAGACTTTCTCAGTTCAGTTAATAGAAATAATAGGAGACAGTTTTAGATGATAGATCTTATTACCTCTCCAGTACCTTCACTTAGCTATTTGAATAAAGCTCTATTTAAATATATAGCTAATCATCCTCTTATTATTAATCCCCCAGTATTTCATCCTATTACTAAAGAAAGGGTAGAGATAGAAAGGTATAAGTTATTCAATGGGATAGAGCTAGAATCTGGTTTAGCATGTTCTATATTTCCTCATTATCAAGATCCTCCTACAGCTCCAGACCCTTCCAGTCATAATGTGAGTGCCTTATTCTCACCACATAATTTAGGCCCTGATGGAAATGATCAAGCTGTTTATCACTTCGTAATAAAGTTTCATTACTCTAATTTAATACTAGGTAATCAAGTAGAAGGAGATGATATTACATTAGTTAATAGGGAAGCAGCAACTCATCCAAATCAAATACTGCTTACCTCTTTCTCTAAGAAGAATGTAGAGTTACAGATAAATCCAGGTGCTGACATTATAGGTAACTACTTAGAGATACTAAGATTAGTAATAGAAGATCCCATTCATAAGGCAGTATATCAACCCTTTATAGAAGTAGATTCTATCGAATTACTCCTTATTAACCTAAGGTCTGTGCCCTGGGAGAAAAAGAAAGAGATCTATTTTCATGAAGGAGAAGCATTAATAAGAATAGATTCTTATGTATCTAGAGGCTGGAGAGATAAATTCCTCCATAAGATCAAAGATATTAATCTTCATGTAATGCCAGATGAAGCACCTAAACCATACACACAAGTACCAGAGAGACATGCCAAATGCTAGTACCTAGAATTAAGTTCTTTGAGTTGCCAGTAGCAACCGCACCTATCAGACCTAACGTTAGAAATAGAATAGGAATAGTTGGACCTTTTACTAGAGGCCCTTCCAACTCCTTTAAATATGTTGGCGGCTATACAGACTTTGCTAATACTTATGGGAGTGATACTTCTGTAGGTTCAATGGCCTTCCAAGCTGCCTGGGATCAAGGAGCTAAAGAGTTTGGTTGTGTAAGAGTATTAGGTAGAGGTAAACCTGCTAAAGGAGATGTTAGCTTCTCAGGTATTTCCTCTAAGAATAATACGGCCTTACTTACTCTTAAGTTTATTGGTAATATTGTTAACCAAGGAAGTAAAGTTCTAAAGACTGATATCTTTACCAGTGGCTCTTATATTGGCGCTAACTCTGGTAGATTTTGGTTTAAGGTATCAGAAGTAGATGAAGAAGGTTTTGCTATTATTAAGTATGTATTTATACCCTTAGGTGTAGAAGCTCTTATATGGTGGGATGAAACAGAACCTACTCCTATAGATGGCAATAACTATATGCTTCCTTATGGACATATAATCTTTAATACTAATGAGGATTCTGGATTACCCTTAGCCGTAGATCATGGTCTTTATATTAGCTTTGGTACTCTAAATCAAGATGACCCAGTTGAAGTGGGCCCTGAAGATACCTGGAGTATTAGGGTTAACTCTAATTCTTTCAAGATACCTATTTATGAAGAAGCTACACCTAACCAAGTTGTTACTTCCTTTATAGAATCACTTCAAGGTGTAGATCCTTTAGGTCTAATAGAAAGTAATGAATTTGATAGTGGAATTGTATTTGAGTTACAAGAAGAACTACAAGGTAAGATAGGTAATAACTATACATACTATGTAGATCTTCAAGAACCTGATGGTGAAGTATTGGCTGAGTGTGCCTTCTTTGCTGGAGAAAAGTATATACAAATACCTATTGAGTTTGCTAATTATATTCAACCAGGTGCTGATGTAAGAATGATTGAGGGTAGCGGTCTTTATACTGTTACTAATATTAGTAATCCTTTTGATCCAGAAGCTCCAGGTCTTGACCCTAATCTTAACTTAGTACAACCTGGTACTAAAGTTGATAGAGTAGAAGTTCCTCAGTTTGGTGGAACCCTAGCTGTTGTTTGGTTAAATAAACCAATTCAATCAAGCTTTGATTCTATTAGTGTCTTCCACTTTGCTAACCCTGAAGGTCTTTCTATTAGTAATTATAGTTTCTATAATACTTCCTTTATGAGAGGCGGTGAGGACGGCCCTAGAAGAGCTTTTAGAGACTTCTATTCCCTAGGTGGAATTCCAATGCTTCGTCTCATAGCTACCTCAGAAGGTGCTTGGGGTAACTCTATTAGGGCAACACTGTATCCTGTAGATAGAACTAGATTCCGTCTTACTATAGTTGACCTCAATAAAGATAATTATGACCCACCAATCACTGATGAGTCATACATGATCTCATTCTCTGATACAGATGATAGTGGTATTATCAGAGCCCTTAATGGTTCTAAGCATGTAAGAGGAATCTTCTTACCTAAAGCCCTTAATAGAATTAGTTTTAATGTTAATCTCTTAACTAAGAGTCCTATGAGATTGGCCCCTGCTGATAGATCTATCTATGATGCAGAGGATGTAAGACATACTAATTACTTTGGTCCTGAGAGACTTAAGAATGTATCCTTAGAGGATGGTTATGATGGCCCTAGACCTGATGAAGAAGATTATCTAAGATCCCTTAAGATCCTCAGATCTCAGCCAGTACATATAGTCTTAGCTCCTGGTCAGTATGAATCTAATGTAGTTAGATCTGCTCTTATAGCTCAGGCTGAATCTTCTACTGAACTAGAAGGATTGAGAATAGCCATTCTTAATGCTAAGCCAGGACTTACTCCTGAGCAAGCTAAGCTAGAAACTATTGGTTATGAATCAACCCGTGCTGTTATGATTGCTGGTTGGTCTACTTATGCTGGTCAACCTAATGCTCCTAGGTTTGGTCTATCGCCTGATGCTGTATATGCTGGTAAGCTGGCTACTATACCCTTCTTTGTAGGGCCTAATGCTAGGTCTAGTGCAGGGCCTATTTATGGCTTATCTGAAATAGATACTCTTGCTTATTCTGCTATGAGCCATCTACAGATTTATACAGATGCTAAGTTAGAAATTATAGCCCTTGACCCTTCATTACTCTCTTATAACTTTATTAATGGTAGAACCCTAAGTTCTAATACAGCCTTTGATAAAGTTACTATTAGACGTACCTATGACATGATTAGGATGGACTTATTTCAATCCTTACAACAATATAAGAGTGAGCCTAATACATCCCTCCTACGTAGGCAAATAGCAACTTCTATAGATGCTTATATGTCTACTAGAGCTAGGAATGGAGAGATTAGTAACTTCTTGCCTACTGGTGTTTCATCTCCTGATGTTACTACCGGGGTAGTTGATATATTTGTAAGCTTCTTACCTTTATATGCTGCAGATTATATTAACGTATATCTACAAAGGTCTGCTGAGGGTGGGGTAAGACCTACACAGTAATAACTACTAAGTAGGAAGTATAACTAATTAAGTAAAGGATATATATAAGGATAGATAGAAGATATGCCCGATCAACAAGTACAAGATACGCTTTATTGTAGTCCAGTTAATAACGCAGGTATTGACCCACTTCAAGGTTTTGACTTTGAAGTATGGGTACAAGATGTCTGTACTGGTAAGGTAGCCTGGTTTGGTAAGTTTCAATCACTCACCATCTCCATTAGAGATGCTACGGAGACCTACTTGGAACTAGGACAAAGAATACCTATCCACCTTAATGGTGAGATTCAAGTAGCCTGGGTTCTAGAGCAAGGGATGGTAGATATGAAGTTTATCTATAGGACATTTGGAGTTAAGGCTCTACGTAGAGACCAATTTATTACTAGAGGCCCTCGCTTCCAAATCTCCTTTGATGCTAATGCTCATGAAATTGAGAATAGTATACAGAACGAAGATAAAACCTTTGGTAAGGTAGACAGACAAGGTGATGTAGCTTATAGAAGAGGTGCTGAAGAGTATTCCCTATTCGATCAACAGTCTTACTACCAAGGAGAGAAAGCTACTGCTAAAGGTAGATATGACTTAATGAGATGTAAGGTTGACTCTGTCTCTCTTGGTATCATGCCTGGTAGACGTGTAGCCGCTCTTCGTTGGGAAGGTGTAGCTGAGGGTATTACTTATGTGCCCGCCACCATCCAGAAGTTTAAGGAACAAAGAGGAGATACTGGTTATGGCCAATTCTTTGGACCTGATGGTGCTGGTAGTGTTAATCTTAATACTGTAAACTCTCAGAGTGGAGTTCCTGGTTTAAGTACATAAGACTAAATACATAAGGCTAATTTAATATGATTAACTATACACCTGCCCACATAGGCAGGTGTTTTTATATCTAGTCTCTTATAATAGATAAGGCTTATAAAATTGAAACATGACTAAATACTATAGTGACCAGACTAGATTACCAGCAGCCGCTATCACATATGCAGGGATGAATAATGCTATTCAACCCATATTATTTACCACCCAATATGGTTATAAGGATAACTTCTGGGATATGGATAGACTTAGTAAGTTATATCCTAAAAGTGATTGGACTAATATAGATAGCATGATTGATAGACCTTTATGCTGGGTAATAAAATCAGTTAAGGTCACTACAGTTAGAGATTGGAGTGTATCTACTGCTCAGATAATTCTTACTATTAACTTACCTGAAGTATCAGATAGAGTACCTAACTTACCAGATCTATCTAGTTATAGAGGAGGTAATTATCCTTATTTAACCTATGAAGATGAAATAAGAATATATGCAGGATGGATTGATGGGCCTACTACTCCTATATGTGCTGACCTATTAGATCAATACCCTATAGATTTATGTCCTGAGGGTTTAGGTAATGATAGTAATGGTAATCCTATATGTGCTCCTGAGGGTGAATACATATTTAAGACAGACCATACCAGACCCTTAGCTCCTATCTTCTGGGGATTCATAGATACGGTAAATGTAATAGTAGATAAGGGCGTTCAATGTATCCTTCATTGTAGAGATAGAGCCCGTATCTTCTCTGATACTAAAATCATTTCTATTCCTTCTCTACAAGGTTCACAACTCTTTGATAAAAGTCAGAAACCAAGTGATGAAGGGTCAGGAGGACTAGCTACTGGTAATAGAGATCAGATACTCCTACAAGTAGCCCAGGCTGCTACTGGAGCTACATTAATTGAGCAAGATAATAAGAGTTGTTGGAGGCGAGTAATAGGAGACCCTAAAAAGGGAGCTAAGAAGTTTACAGGTTATTCCAATATAGGTACTAGTGCCGCAGTTAAGAATACACCACCTGCTGACCCTGCTGGTTGGGTGAGAGCTGCCATGTTTAAGATAATGCATCCTGAGGCTGCTCCTAGATTCCATATGTGGGTGCAGAGACCTCCTTATAGAAAAGGTAATGGTAGTGCAGTCTTCCAGATACTAGATAAGTCTCCTATAGAAATTATTAGATATTTAGGAGATACAGAAGAGAGATTTACTGATTTCTATGCCTCACATGTAAATGGAGACTTTATATTTGCTCCTTCTAGTATAGATACCTCAGGTTTCTATGACCCCAATAGAATGTATAGAACCTACTTCTTTAAGACTTATCCTAAAGATCAATCAGATAGTCCCCCTTTAAGTAATCAGATGATTATAGATATGAGAGTAGCCTCATCTTCTCTAGGTACCTTTAATAGGTATGTAGTAGTAGATTCTCAATCTGGAGGTACTTATGGAGACTTTATGGATAATATACAGATGGCTATTGAGGCTAATAATTGGAATCTAGAAGGTAGAAAGGTTACTCCACCATGTAGGAATAATGTTCTTTATGATGGAAACTTATCTAGTTATGAAGGTAATCCAGCAGGAGCCGCTCTTATAGTAGGTCTTGCCCAAGCTAGAAGATTTAGTAGAGAATTGGCGGCTATTCAGATGACTGTATTAGGAGACCCAACCTTCTATCCAGGTGAGGCGGTTAGAATATATAACTCTATACTTCATGACTTTGCTACCTCAGTTAATCCTGGTACTAAAAAGTCTATAGAACTTTTAGAGGAACAACAAAGAAGATGGGAATCTCTTAGTGATGAATCTAATAAAACAATCTTTGATGCTGCGGGCACCTCTCTAAAGAATCCTGCTTCTAATGAAATAGCTAGAGAAGAAATAAAGAAGTTGCAAATAGGTAGATTACCTACTGGAGATTTAGTATTACCTGTTTATAAGATAAGGTCAATACAACATAACATCTTTGCTCAGGGTAATGAGAGTGGCTACACAACTAAAGTAGAAATGATAGCGGATTATTAATAATGAATAATGCATTTGGTTTAGCAGGTAGTACCTATCTATCTTGGACTGAGAATAATGTAAGGACTGACCAAAGAGTTATCCGTGGTGATAATAGATTACTATCTGGAAAGATAGTTAATGTTACTGATCATCATCATATTAGCCAACATTATGATGTACAGCTTAATGATTATAAGGATGTCTCTGGTAATGGAATTATTCTTCGTGCATGTAAAAGATTAGTAGTAGGTGCTTCCTTTGATGGGGTAGGAGTATACTCACCATTAGAAGAAGGTGACCCCATTTTTCTAATGTCTAAGAATGGCAAGATAGAAGATTCAGTTATTATAGGTTCTTTCTATACCAATGGAATCTATAATGATTTCCTTCGTGATGGTAATGGTGATAAACCCTTCAAGACTTATGCTGATACCATATCTACTACTAAAGCTGCTGCACAAGCTTCTATACATCCTTCACGTATAGCACAGCCAGACTCATGGATTCATATAGTGGGAGGTAAGAACCTAGCCACTCCATTTGATGACCCTAAATACCATAAAGACTTAATAGCTCAAAGACAAGCCAGCCCTCAAGTAGCCTCTATAGAAATAAAGAATAAGAATGGAGATATAGTTCAATACTCTTCTGGTTCTCAAGTTTATTATGCTGATAAAGAGTTAATCATTATTACTAATGCTAATGGTAGTAGTAGATGTCAATCTCTTAATGAAGCCTGTCATTACTATCTCTGTCTCATAGATAAATCATTAGATTACTTAGGGATAGATAATCCAAGTGCTTCACCTAAAGAAGAGTCTATGGATAATCCTATTATTAAAGATGTAAGAAGTGATAAGAAAGGAGTTATACCTAAGGAGGAGAATATGGATATGGAAGACCCTTCTTTTATAGCCTCTCCAGCTACTAAGAAACCTCCGGCTCCTTCTCCTACTAGCTCTGATATAAACAAGGTAAGTAACACAGATGTTATATCAATTGATTATAACGAGTGGGCCCCTACTGGGTATCACCTAGACCAAGCTAAGAAACTAGCTACCATTTATAGAGAAGCTGCAGAACAATGTAATAAAGGAACTATGGTTAGTACCCAGATAGCTTCCTCCATGAAAGATAATCCCTCAGAGACAACCTCTATAACAGGTAAACCTAAAGAAGAAAAAGGTCAAGTAGGAACTTGTAATTATGCTAAGAGAACACCTAGTAAGTTTAAACCTTTATTAGTTCTCCATGAAACTGCATCTACAGGTGCTTCTGCCCTAGCTCATATAGCAGCTTCTGATTCTTATGTTGCTTATCATGCCCTTATCAAAAGGGAAGGCACTATAGTTAGATTAGTAGATGAGAAAGATAATGCTTATGGTGCAGGATGTTCTTCTTATCCTTCTATAAGTAAAGGGCCCGACTCATTTTGTGACTCTTATAGTTCTCCTCTAGGAAATGAAGAGACAGATTGTATACCTATAGATATTAGAAAGACCTTGGCTAATAAGGGTTGTTCTACTAGTAATAGTGTTAAGTGTTCTGTTAATAACTTTGCCATCCATTACTCTTTAGAGAGTCCAGAACCTTATACAGAAGCAGATGGTCATGCTGGATATACTAAAGAACAATATGTATCTTTAGCTCATCTCATTATTAATAGTAAGGTAGACCTATCCCGTATTACTACTCATTACCTAATAGATAACTCTGGTAGTAGAAGAGACCCGCGTTCTCTCTCTATAGAGGCACTTACTAAAGAACTTAGTAGACAAGGTGCTAAAGGTGAAATAGGGCTTACTCAAGAAGATATTAAAGAGTTACCTGGAACTACTTCCCCCAACCCATTTAAGGAGAATAAGTAATATGGCTAATAGAGAGTATTATGAATCCTTACTAAAGAATCCTAATGTAATAGCTATGCTTAATACCATAGCAGAAGCAGAAGGGTGTGACGATAACTATGGTTGTTCCTTTGGGGGTTCTACTCTTCCCCTTAATAGTAAGTCTCATCCCTTTCCAGGATCAGATTGCAGCTTTGATGTTAATGGGCCTAGAGCCGTAGGTAGATACCAATACTGTGGCAATACATGGGATGACCTTAATAGAGCCGCTGGTGGTGGTTTAGACTTCTCTAACCCTAGAGACCAAGACCTAGCTGCTGTAATCCGTATGGAACAAAGAGGGGTTCTTAATAGAGTAATAGAAGGAGATGTGGTAGGGGCATTATCAGGAGATGGTGCTAATAAATCTGGAGCCTTACCAGCAGGATTAGCTTGGGAATGGGCTTCTTTACCTCCATATAGATATAAAGGTCAAGGAACTAAGACCACTCAAGAGGTAGTAGCTACCTTCCAGAAGTTTAATGGTAAACCCTTACCAGGCTCTTCTAAAGTATCTAATGGTAGCCCATCCTCATTATCTAGTAATGCTGACCTAGTAGCTGGTAACTCTTCTTTCTCTGCTACTAGAAGTGATTGCCCTAAGTTTGATTATACATTTTCCTTTGCTAAGATAACTACTGGATGTAATATGAAAGCAGTAGCAGGCTTTGGTGCTGGCACATCCCTTACTTCTGGAGGGACACTTACTAAACCAGGGGCCAGTGGTCAGGCTACCTTACTTAAGGTGCCAGTTAATCTACCTAATGGTCTTCTTGCTTGGCCTCTTAGAGATGATGCTAGTAATGGTGTAGGAGTACTATTTTCACTTAGAGGTACTTATAGATCTGTAAGAAGGCCTAATCATAATGGGGTAGACCTGGCTTCAGTTAGCCCTGATGGGGTGAGTGGAGCTAATATAGTTAGTCCTTTAGATGGGAAAGTAATATTAGTAAGTTATCAGGCTGGTGGGGCAGGTAATTTTATTGAAGTAGAACACCCTAATAAGATATGGACTAGGTATATGCACTTCTTTAAGGTACTTGTAGCAGAAGGACAAGAGGTTAAAGCTGGTACTGTATTGGGTATAGAAGGAACCACTGGAGGTAGTACCGGAGTCCATCTTCACTTTGAAGTGAGAGTAGGTTCTAATGAGAATAGTTCCAATATTAATCCAGCAGGAGTACTTCAATTTGAGGATAGTAAAGAACAACTATCATATGAGAAGAACGAGGAGACAGCAGAATACAGAGCAGAGATAGGAAGGCCATAAATGAAAGGACATCTAGAAGATAAGCTTGATTATTACAGAGGAGATACCCAGACTTACTTCCTCAAAGCTCTTATAGCTAGAGAAGGAGCCAGCTTAGATAAATATAATATTATCAAATACTTATTCTCTAGTTCTTATATTAAAGAAGGGTCTACTTATGTTGATCTTAGATGTGTCTCTTGTCTATTACATTTACTCCCTATGAGGTTGTCTATATACCTTTCATTCCTTCTTCAATATGAAGAAGAGTTACTCAGTGATAGACTAGATGAAAGTTATATTAAAGAGGTATGGGCACCCATAAAGGTATTAGAACTTAGTTCTAATTTATGTAATAGGTCTATTGGTAATAGAATATCTAGTATTCTTACTAGTAGAGCTAGATTAGATATGCATAGAGAACTAGCCTTATTATTAGATATTGATTATGTTCCTAATAGAATAGGTCATGTTAACTCTAGACTAGAAGAAGCATTTATATCTCTTGGTATATCAGAAAGAGAACAAGTTATTCTAATGGAGCTTGTCTGCTTTAGGAATAAATCTAAGGCTTTAGATTTACTTACTGCTGACTGGCAATTCTCACAACATTCTATATATGAACTAAGAGGTATGTTAAATGACTGGAAACCTTAAGTATTCTCATTCCCTTCCTATTACCTCTGAGATAATAGAATACTCTCAAGAGTCTATTGAGGCCAATCTTAATTATAGTAAATACCTTAATCTTTGTTATCAAGTAATAGGGACTAAAGAAAGGATTAACTACTTATTAAAGAAAGGAGTAGAAAATATAAGTTTAGTTACCAGCAGTTTGATAAAGCTGCACTTAGTAATAGAAAGTAACTTATATACTCTCCTATCTTCTAGTATTATATTAACCCCGAATAAATCTCAGTTATCTACTCACTTTTCTACTTTCTTAGCCAGAGGAAAGACTAAAGATTTACCCTCTCAAGATTATATAGATATAACTTCTATTGGTTATAACAAGACTTGGGGTACTGAATATGGTTCTTTAATGTATGCCTTGCATATGATAGAAGAGTATGAACCTTATCTATCTATATCTCAGATAGAAGATAAATCTTCTAGATACTATTTAGGTAAAGGTTCTGATGAGTATATTAACTTATTAAAGAATGACATTCTTTCTATTAAATATAGAGATGAAATTATACATGATGAGAATATATATCTAGCATCTATAGGATTAATAAACTCTAACCCTACCTTATTATCTACTTATGAGGTCTTAGACTTTTTATCTAACTGGGTACCCAAGATTATTAGTTGGTATATAGACCAATCAGAAGAAAGCAATTCCCCTTTAAAGCCCTTTCTAATTAATATAGCAAAGACTTGTTTATCTCATGCCTTAGATGAAAGTAACTCAAAGGATCTAGCTTATCTATTTATCCATCAAGGACTTAATAGTAATTGGTATGATGTGATTCCACTACTTATCTCTTATAGAAATATTATTCCTACCTGGGATGATTCATATGAAGGTCAATTAGTTAAAGAGCTTTATCAAGGCATACCAGCATATATAGATAGAGAACTATTATATAAAGCCTCAGACTTATTAATAAATAATCTTCCTCCAGGAGGTTATAATTCCTTCTTAGTTCTTATAGCCTCTAGTCTTCTTCATAGAGCTTATATACTAAGCCATACTTCTAATCCCTTAGTTATAAAAGAGGATAAAGAATTAGTGGGCCCCTTAGTTATAGAACAACAAGTATTAACTAAGAGATTATTTAAGTTAATGTATCTAGCTGGATACTGCCTAAAGAAAAGTAGTCTTCAGCATATAAGAATATTGGGAGGTAATCTTATACTTTTAACTAAACAGACCTTACCAAATAGAGCTACCTCTAAGAACTTATTACTATGAATGATAAAAGCCCCACAGAATTATTTGTATTCCAAGACCCATCTACCTTAGATGCTTCTTCTTTAACTTTAGATACTCTTCCAGCTAGTTCAGTGCCCTCTGCATCTAAAGAGGAAATAGATGCAATGATGAATTCTAATATAGAACTAGGTGAGATAGGCACCATAACCCTTACTAAGGATATCTTTGCAGTAGTAGAACAAGGAGACAATACTCAGCCTAGTTCTACACCCACCCCAAAGACTACCTCACTCCAACCCTTAGCAGAAGCCTTAAAGATGACTGCGGGTATCTCTCCTCAGAATAAAGAGGTAGTTGCTAAAGCTAGAACTATAGAATCTGGTATTAGAGATATAAAAAAGAGGATAGATAATCAACAAGCTTTAACTGAAAAGGTAGATCAAGCCTTACCTCTCTCTCTTAAAGAAGGTCTTGATAAAGCTGAAAAGGCTACACAAGACTCTATGGAAAGTACTGCCCTTCATTTACAGAAGCAAGGTAACCTAACCATATCCTCTAATAATGGTATTAGATTAACTTCAATGGAGGGTGTAAACATATCAGGTTCTAGTACTTACATAGGGACTGGTACAGTTACTATGAATAACCAAGTAACTACTATTTCCTCTGAGACTATAGTTAATATGTCTGACACTACTATTGCTAGGGTTAATGGTAGTAAGTTTACTCATGTAGAAGATAGTAATCAGTTATCCACTCGTAATGATATTACTAGAGCCACTGAGACTAGTCAGACTATAAGTACTAGAGTATTCAGTCATGGGGCCGAGCTTCACTCAGCTACTGGTGAGACCATGCAAGCTACAGCAGGGTCTGGAGGTCATACTACCCATGCTACTGGAGGTATTAATAACTTTACTGAGGCTGGTGTAGTTACCTTAGCTAAGGATCATATAACTATGGGCGCGGGTTCTCCTGCAGCCCCACCTACCATAGAACCAGCATCATTAAAAGATGCTAAAGACATAGCAGGAACTATAGAGAATATAATACCTGATTCTTCCTTTATAAGAATGATAGCTAATGGTGAATCAGCAGGTATTACCTCAGTAACAAGTGGCTCCACTTCTACAGTCTCTAAAGGTAGCTCAATGAATATGAGTTCCAATAGTTATATAACTGCCACTACCTCAGCAGTACAGGTAGCTGGACAACAGTTAATGAATGGAGTAACTGGTATGTTTGGTCAGACCAAGTCCCATGTTTATCAACAAGGAAAGATAATTATTAGTGGTAGGTTTGTTCATGGTTTTCCTTCTATAAACACAGACCTAATAGAATTTCCTACAGTACCTGCTCTTCCTCCTAAACCTAATGGTTACTCAGTACAAGACTTAAAGAAGTGTATTCCTAAAAAAGATAAGAAAGATAAGAAGAGTACTGATGGGGTTATCTTAGATAATCCAGGCACTGATATACCTAAGGATAAAAAGAAGAAGGAAGATGCGGAAGCCTTGTCTGTATTAGGTATAAATCCAGAGGCTATTCAAGAACAAGCAGGTTCTTTAACTAATAGAGAAGGTCTTGCTAATACTACTCCTGGTATATCTGCTACCGCTCAGGATCAAGCTAACAATGCCTCTGCAACAGCTGAAGTTAGCCCTTCCTTAGGATCTTCCATTAATGATATGTCACTAGCAGTGGGAGGTGCAGGAGGCCCCTTAGGTATATACCCTGATAGATACTCCAATAAAGAAGTTAAACCCACCTCCTCATCTTCAATACCAGACATATTAACAGAGGATAACTTATTAACTCTTACAGCTAAGGGTAATAAATTTAGAGAGCTTATAGAAGATATAAAGAATGGGTGTAAGTTATCCAATCTAGACCTTAATGTTTGTTCCTTATTTGATACTTATAGAAGTTTCTTTCTAGACGAGTTACATCAAGACACATTAAAGGTTTTATATAATAGACTTATTAAAGAAGAAAAAGATGAAGCGCCGCTAGATTTAATACTCTCTAATATTAAATTAGAAGACTCTATTCTATATGGAGAAGTAATAAATAAGGGAGGCTTTACCTTAATAGAACTATTTATTAAAGCTTATATAGAAGACTTTGGTGTTATTGCAAGTTCCTTAGCTGCAGGCCCTCTTAGTACTATGCAAAGCATAGCAGCAGTAGCTAAGGATGCTACTGGTTATCTAGGTCTAGGTCAGAAAGCCCTATCTACTATGGGTATAAATATATCTATACCAGGTATAGGGTCTATTGGATCTATAGTTAGCCGAGGATTAGGTCTAGCCGCCCTAACAGAAAGTATAGCTACACAGGAAGGGCCTTTAGATTTAGGGGAGGTTCTTTCTATAGGATCAAAAGCTGTTAAAGAATTAGGTATACCCTTACCAGGTAATGTATCCTCTGCATTATCTAATGCTGGTTCTATAGCTGATTACTTAAGGGCTAACCCTAACCCTGAATTATTAGATCTTATAAGACAGACAGCAGTTAAGAATCTTGTTGAGGATATTCTTGGTTCTGACCCCTTAGAAGATATACTTGGCCCTGATTATCTGAATGCTATAGAACCAATAAAAGAGATAATCTGTCAGCTTAAATCTAGTGAACCTATAGATAAAGATGCACTAACCCAAAGATTACAAGAGACTCTTCAAGTTTTGGGTCTTAATAATATAAGCTCAAAGATTACTTCTATTTATTCTAGGATAAACCCTATCCTAGATGTTATAGAAAGTGGAGACATAGATTTACAAGACCCTAGGTTAGCCTCAGCTATTGACGCTTTTCTAGGTACTGATATAGCTTCTAAGCTACTCAAAGGTTATAACGAAGTTAAATCTATTATAGGTAACATAACAGCTCTTTCTTCCATTCCTAAGTTATTAGAAATGATGAATAAACAAGATGTACCTTTATTAGCTCAGATGACTTTAATGCTTAGTTGCTTAGATGTTTTTAATAGACTGAAACAAATAGCTGGCTCAGTAGATAGCATTATTGATAATGCCTCAGACTTATTTAAGTCTAACTCATCTAATAACCCAAAAGTAGAAGAAGCCCTTAGTAGAGTTAAGGCTAGATCTAGCCTAAAGAAACAAGCATCTATTAATATAACTACTCCTTTACCTATCCCCATAAGGAAACAAATAGACTTATCCTTATCCTTAGCTATGAATACTTTTACTAAGGATATGGTTATAGAGATAGATGATAAGAATGAGAAGTATATACTTATACCTTCTACATTAGTAATTGGATTAATAGATAATGTAATGGAAAGAGACATAAGATTCTATCCAGATAGAGTATCTACACCTATAAAGATAGTAATTGATGGGGGAGAACCTATACTAACTAGCCTTGATATCAAAGAGATATGGAAGGGAAGTCAGATGATATGGACTAATCCTTACCCTAATCTACAACCAATTAATATTGATGATAGGCTCCTTTCTATAGATGATAAGCTTCCGTTATCTAATAATGATGAATTTAATAGTAAGGCTGCTTATATATATGAGAATCTTCCTTATCTCATTCAATACATTAGAGTATTAGAAAAGGCTTCTATAGAAGATATTGAGAGATTAGCTATAGTAGGAATCAGTTCATCTACTATAGATGAGTTAATTGTTACTAAGAGTATTACTCAACTTCCAGCTTCTACATCTTCTTGTTATGTCATACCTAAATTAGATATAGAAGAATCAGAGGTTAATCTTCTATCTATCACTAAAGGAGTAATTAACTTCTCAATAAGTAACCTTGCAACTAATACAGGCATTGGTAGTATTATTCAGCTTTGTGCTAGAACCTTTATTAGGTCTAATAATGGTAATCTTCTAGAAGTATTTCAGGATGATAGACAATACACACCTTGTGTTCTTAACTATTCCATACTCAGTTATAACCAGGAGAGTAATGAAGGTTTAGCTAGGATAATAGGGCCCTCCTCTTTCTTAGTACTAGAAGATAACTCAGGAGTCCTTTATCAATACTCTATAGAGGATGTGGGAGACAAGATCATACCTAAAGTACATAGACTTAACCTAATGGCATAATAATGAATATAATTGACCCACCCCAAATTATAGATAAAGGAATAGCTTTATATGCTCCTTTTAATAGTTCTTATAGTAAAGAGGATGAGTTGCTCAAACTTGAGATAATTTATTCTCTTAAGAACCCTGCCATGAATATTATTAATTGTAGTAATAGTGAAATAAAGATATGGGAGATAACCTCTACCCAATCAAGAACAGGGGCTTTATTTCTCTATCAATCAAATCAATTAGAGCTAGGTTTTTATACATTGAGATTATCTACGATACCTTCTGATAAGTCAGGTCAATTAACTATAGGAGTATTGAGGCCTACTAATAAGATTATTATTGGTTTACCTTACTCTATATATAGCCATATAAATATGAGTTAAGGGGAGGGGATACATGAGTGTAGATATTAGTTTATATAACGAAGATATAGCCATCATTAAGACTGGTCTAGGAGAACAAGGTAATACTTATGACATTATTCTTGAAGATGCTCCAGCTAGTTCTACTAATCTTCTTAGAAGATCTGTGGTTACTCCACCTAAATGGATAGCTAAATGGGCTATTGAAAGAGGCGGAATAGTTCATTTAGATAGTTCTTATGGGGATAAACTTTATAATCAATTATCTGACCCCCTTACTTATCAATGGATAAGTGATGCTTACGCCAATGTTAAAGAAGCTACTTCTTATGTAGATGACAATAATATACAAGTTAATTCTATTACAGTAGCAGTGCCAGATGGAGATACTTCTTCTAGTACGGTAAATGTTCTTATTAACTATTCAGTAGATGGAGAAGATATTGTAGAGAACTTAGTAATAGGAGAGACCCATGCAATCTAGAACTATCCAATATATCATAGAGTCCATAAGGAAAAGCTTGGATACCTTAGGTTCTCCTATGGCTAAGTTTTCTAATTTTAGTAATTTATATATCTTGTTTAGAGCTGTATCAACTGTCATAGCAGAACAAGACACTAGGATAGAAGAAATAATAAATAGCTCTTTTATATCTACTGCAAAGGGTTCCCGTTTAGATGATAAGGCTAGAGACTTTGGTATATCTAGATTAAGAGGAACATATGCTATAGGTACATGTCTTTGTAAAGGGCCTAGTACTAATCTTCCTACGGGCACTATTCTGCAATCCTCAGACCAGTTACTACAATTTAAGATATCTAATACTATATCTTTACCTGCTGCTATAGAAACTCCTATAGTTATAGAGGCCCTTACTACTGGCGAAGCTTATAACTTAAGTCAAGGGTCTGTTCTATATAGTAATCTCTTTCCTTCTCATACCTTTACTATAGGTAAATATAGAGACCCAATAAGTAGAGTAGCTATAGGCTCTCTTTCTAATGGCTCTTCTATAGAATCAGATGATGATTTTAGGAATAGGATTAAGGCTACCTTTTCAGGTAATCTAACTCAGAAAGGTACTCTTTCTTATATTAGAGAAGAAGTAAGGAAGCTCCCATTTATTAGTAGAGTCTATATTAAGGAGCATCAACCAGTCACGGGTTACTTCTCAGTATTTGTAGATATTACTGATAGTGAATCTATTAAAGTAATTACTAATCTTATAAGAGAAATCAAACCCATAGGTACTGCTTTTCTAGTCAGACCTATAAGAACTAAACCTATAGACGTATCTTTAGAAATAGTAGTCTCCTCTTCTTATGCCTCTACTATCTCTGCCTCTATTAGAGAATCATTATCTAACTACTTTTCTAACCTAGGTTTAGATGATACTGTAGATCCTTCCGATATTAATAATGCTGCTAGAAAGGTGCTTGGGGTTAATAAAGTAAAAGTATTAAGTCCTGCTCTACCTATCTTTCCTACCAGCTCTTTAATTAGCGATATGGGTACTTTAGATATTTCCATAAGAGTGGTATAAGAACATGGCAATTATTAGTAAGAAACAATTCTGTTATGAATCCTTCTTATCCCTTGATAGGAAAGGGGGAGAGTGTTCATATCTAAGAGAAGATAGTAAAGACCCTTTAAGGTCTTCCATCTATCTAGAAATACTGAGAGGTAATACATACACTAACTCCTTTATAGATGGAAGAGTTATAGGTATAGCCCCAGCTAAAGATGACTCCCCATTTACTACTGGTTGCTTTGAGGAAGGCTGCTTTAACTCCCAAGGTATATGGACATTAGAATCTAATGTAGGCTCTCCATACCAGCCTACAGGTACCTTTCAAGAAGGATGTGTATCAGATGGATGTATAGGAGATTTTAATCCCTTATGTAAAGTTAGACTCCCTTTTACTGCACAGGGTGAGAGTGTATATGAAGATGATATAGGTAAATATACTATTAGAGATTTAACTCCTTCTGATTGTATTCCTATTGATCCCATCCCTTATGTAGGGATTACTACAGAACCTTTTATTACTGGATATAAAGTAAATGGAACCAGATTATATTCCACCTATAGAATAGATAATCTAATTATTTCAATAGAGGAATCTTCTTATAGTGAATTAGGTTGTACAGATGATTGTTTTGATAAGACCTATTTCCTATACGCAGAACTAGACATAGAAGATCCTTGTTTTGATCAATGCTCAATGGATTGCACTACTCTTATTGGTATTTATAATAGTGAGGGAAGCTTAATAAGTCAGCTACCTAATAGTTTATATAATGACCCTAATCAGATTAATGATCTTTTCCTATCTGGTAATGGGATAGCGCCCTCTTTAATATCTCTACCTAGTAATAATTATCAGTTCCTATTATCCGACCCCAACTTATCTCTCAGCCAGATACAAGGATATGCAAGTTTAGCTATTGATATTCATATCTATCTAACTCAAATAGGAGGAAGCCCCGTACAGGCTCTTCTAGGGACTTATGTGGCCCTCCCTTCCTCTATAGGTAGTTGTGATTACTTATGCTCAGAAACTAAGCTGACTGGGCCTGACAATAGAGTTACTAGATATAGAAGTAATGGTAATAACTCAGAGATATGGTTGAATGGGGTTACTAGTAATGATCATGTTTATGTAGTTGATATTGGTTATCTGCATCCCCTTACTTATGAGCCAATAATAGAACAGAGTAATATTCCTATTAGGTCTGACCTATCTTTCTCTTCTACCATACCAATTAGTGAAGGAGTAAAAATAGTTATATTAAAAAGAGTTAACTCTCAGGTATCTACTACTATCCTGCATCATATGACAGGTTACCAATATACTAATGGATTAACTCGTACATATACTAAACCCTTACTTAATTATAATAATGAGGATCAATCAGTAGACCTAGAGAATCTATCTATCTCCCTCATTAACATACTCTTATCTAAATACACTATTACAGATGATTGCTTTGGTACTTATGAGGGTATTTATTTAGACCCTAAGTTATTAGCATTAGTAGAATCTAATTTATCTACTCTTTCCCTTCTTATAGATAGGAATAGTTTAGCTAGGTCTGGTTCTATCCCGGCCATTATCAATACTTACTCATCAGCCCAAGATATATATAATGATAGGCTTTACCTTGATAGGGAAATAAGCCCCTTTGAACCAGATCTATTTAGTGAGGAATGTTTTAGTACTTGGACTAATGACACTCTCTGTTCTAGAAAGATAGATAATAGAGCTATAGCCTGGTATTTATATCTACTTGCCATATATAAATTAGTTACCTCTTCCACTAAATATGACATAGATATTAAAGAGGTTAGTGAATACTTAATAAGACAGGTAGATTCTAAATCTAACTTAGTTTATAAAGGATGGAACCACTCAGATATTTATACTCAATCAATTATAGATAAGGAATATCAAACATCCACCTCTATAATGGTTTGTTTAAGTCTGATGAAAGTACATGATATTACCCTTAATTCTAAATATATAGATGTAGCTACAGACTTATATACATCTATATATGATTATTTATACTCTTCAAATGAGAAGTTATTCTTCCAATCTTATGATGACCCCACCCCTTCTTTAGAATCATCAATATATGGTTTATTATTTGCTAATGAAACTATAAGGTCTGAAGCCATAGAAGTAATTATTAAAGACTTAAAGACTAAGACTAAAAGTATTAATGGTTCTCAAGTAGATAGAATAATAACAAATAGCACAGGAGTTTCTGTTAGATCTATTACTGGGGGTAGATATAGAAGTAATAAGGATCAAAGCTTATCAAGTTCCATTTATAAGTCTAGTTATTCTATAATCCCCATACATGATTTAAAAGTTCCTTCTTCTATAGAAAAGGCTTTAACTACCCTTAATCTTCTAGAGGCTTCTTTATATTTAAGTAGGGATAGAGATTACGTCTTAGACTTTGAACCAGTCTTAGATGTTAATAGGGGAAATATAGATAAGGAACAGATAACTAATAGGATGATAAACTCAGCCGTTAATCTTAGTACCTGCTTATCTGAAGGCTTCTCCAATAAAGAATTGTTTCCTTCTCATAGTTATTATGATGTGGAGACTCTCTTATTTAATAGAACCTCAACCTATAAGAAGTTAATTTCTCTTATACCTAAGAATTATACTTGGCCTAGTGAAAGAGCTATTAGTCCTAATGGAAATATAGGAAGAATATTAATGTCTTTCTCTAAATCTCTTTCTACTTGGTGGGTGCTTAATAGAAGAACTAAAGATGGTATATCTCTATCCCTTTCTTCTGATTCTCTTACTAATAGATGGGCTAATGACTTTTCCCTAACTAGAAAGATAGGAGAGACTGACTCTAGTATTAAAGAACGTATTAGGACTTTAATAGCTGATAAGCCTAGTTCATCTAATGATTTTATAACCTTGTTAAATAACCAAGGTATTAGCGCCAAGATAAAAGAAGTACCTATATATGGTTATAGTTCCTTTATGGAGAATAATGTAGATAGCGATTCTTCTTCTGCATATTACTCAGGTCAGACCTATGCTAATACTAGCTCTATAATAATAGAAACTATAGGTTCAGCATTTAATGCTGATATAGCCAAGATAATAGAAGATGCTAAACCTATAGCTACTAATGTATTAATAGAAGAACATATACAAATAGAAAGTTGTGATAAGGATTTAGACTCTGGAGATACTTATATAAATATCTCCTCAGGTATTATTACCTCTCAATATACATCCATTTGTTGTGTAACTAAGTATGACCCTTTTAGACCTTACCCCTTACTAGTAAACTTAGATGCTATTTATGAAGGGCCTATTTATGTACAAGCTTTCTTAGTCGGAGATGTTATAGAAGTAACCCTTCTAGAAACCCCACCTTCTAATAATTTAATAGGTATTATTAGGTCAGGGTTAGCAGAGAAGATGTTTATAATACCCACCCACTTCTTTTAGAGTGAGTTAGATTAATCTTACAATTACAATATGGGAGTTATATGAAGAGTGTTATAGGAATAATAGGGTCAGGCCCCAGAGCCTTATCCATAGCTATATGTGCTATCAGAGAGGGTAATAAGGTATATCTTATAGATAGGACACCTCTATCTGCATGGAAACACCCTAATATAATTCCAGACATTATCATGAGAAGTCCTGTCTCCTTTGATTTAGTTTCCTTCTTAGATTCTAGTTATGATGAATGGAGATTAGATAATTATTTGGGAACTCCCTATTCTTATGTTACTCAACAAGAAGCAGAAGAATGTCCTTGCTCTGTAAATAGAACTGAGTTTCTTTCTTATTTAGAACATACTTTTGATAAGTTGATATCTAGAGGTGTAATTCATATACCTAAGAATGCTATTGATATGGGAGAAGGTTGGATCCGATTAGATGATAGGGATATCTTAAGAGTAGATGAAGTAATTATTGCCACAGGTTCTAACTCTTTATCTAAGGTGCCTGTATGGATAAATAAGACTCATCTTTATTCTAAGATAATCAGTAGAGCGGAATGTCTAAGAACTGCTGTACAAGGGAAGACTATTTTAGTTGTAGGTTCTGGTCAAGCAAGTGCTGAGTATGTTGCTCATTTATCTTTGACTAACCAGGTACATTGGGCTATTAGTAAAGAACATAAGATAACTCGTTATCCCTCACCTGTTTATCAGGACTGGGGACCAAGAAGTGCTTTAGGATCTTTTTATAGATCTTTCCATGGAGATAACTCACTCCAAGAAAGTTATTTGAAACAGGTAAAGGCTTGGCAACCTTCTATTACAGAAGAGGTATCTAATCAGCTATCTGATGTAGACATAATTAATCCTACCTCAACTAGAGAAATGGAACCTATAGTTGAAGAAGTGGATTACATTGTTATCTGTACTGGCACCACACCTTCTTTAAATAGCAGTCCTATGTTTAATAATGTAGAAAGGCTTCCTAGTGATAAAAACTTTCCTCTATTAATAAAAGGATTTAAGTCCCCAAATAGTAATATATACTTTACAGGTATTCTATCTCTTAGATATGATGGGCCTAGACAAGCCTCAATACTATCCTCAGGTATTACAGCTATGGAAATAATGGAGAGTATAAATAGTTAATGTCTATCATACATAATTCACTTACTTTATCTAATAAGGCTAATAGGATTCTATCCTTTGTTAGAGACCCTTCTAATAAGTATATGTCCTTATCTAAGGACTCTGCATGGTTAGATGTATTTGATACTAACATCAATGATACTAATCCTCCTAATCCCTCCTCCTCTCTTACAGAGGTGACAGAACTTATATCTATAGTTAGGTTATATGAGTGTTTACCGGCTCTTATCTCTCCTTGTGGTGAGTTCCTATTTAGAAATAAGCAATGGCATGTGATTAGAGATTTAACAGATATAACTTTAGAGAAGGGCATGTATTTACCTAGCCCTACTCATTTATATATTTCTTGTCTAATCGAACCTGATTACTATCTAGCCTCCTCTATTAGAATACTAGGGTTACATACTGATGTCTCCTTAATAGAAGAACATAACCCTAATTTAATTAGTTATCCTTCTTCTTATGTAGAAGATCAAGGTATACTTCATTGGGTTGCTTACTCTACACCCATAGATAGATTAGTAAATAAGAAACAGAAGATAGAACTAATGATTGACCTATAAGAATTATATGAAGAATCTATTTAACTATGACAGATCTATTTACCCTGATAGATATAAAGAAGCTGATGGTTGGGTAAAGATACTCCCAGTACCAGGAAGACCTATACAGACTGCTGAACTAATAGAGATGCAGTCTATCCTATTATCCAATCAATCCCGCGCCCTTAGCAGTCTATTTAGTTCTGGGTCTATAGTTTCTGGCTTAGTAATAGACAGACTATCAATATCTAATAATGATTCTTCTTATTCCATTTCATTTGGTCAGATATATGTGGAAGGAATAGTATTAGAGGTTCCCGCTCAAGTATTGATCATTCCTAATACAAATGAACATATCATTGGAGTATCCATACTAGAAAGAGTTATTACTGAAATAGATGACCCAAGTCTTAGAGACCCAATTAAAGGTGGGGCCCTCTATGGTATGGAAGGTAGCTCTAGATTAGTATGGAAAGCATCCATAGTAGTAAATGATGCTGATGCTTTCCCTATAGGTAAGATTAGGTCAGGCCAGGTACTTCAAAAGTCTACCAGTATTAATTCTAAGCTTCTAGATCAACAGGCCCTTTATACCTATGAAAGATCAGGTAACTTTAGAGTTAAAGGCTTTGAGGTCATATACTCATCACGTATAGAAGATGATTCACTTAATACTAAACTCTCCAATAGTAATACTCAAAGGGATAATACACTCTTAAATATAAGAGATATACAAAGAGAGATAAGCCAACTAGAAACTAATCTAATAAATTTAGAAAGGGATTTATTAGAATCAGATTCTTATACTCAGCTATTCATAGAAAACTTATCATCTAGAATAGAATTATTAAAAGCAGAGATTATAAATAGGAAGGCAAGTTTAATAGTTAAGCAGACTGAGTTATCTTCTATACTATTAACCTTAGTAAATATAGAAACTACTGCACCCAAAAGGGAAGTCCTATCTATTAATCCTGGCATAGCTTATGTAGAAGGTTATCGAGTAATAAAAACTCAACCCTTACTAATAGAAATACCTAAGAGATTAGAAGCTAAAGAAGTTAAAGGTGTTAAGTTCTTATACTCTGGTACTAAACCTAATACTTCTAGACTTCTAATATTTAATACCGCAGCTAACTTTAATCAAGTAAAAAGCTCCAGCACTGTTATTGAGTTAGTAATAGAAGGCGTATCTTATGATTCCATATCTATACCAATAAGAGTCTTTTATAGTATTAGCCCTACGTCTAATATTCAATCCATTGATTCTCTACTAAATGCTTTAGTAACTGACCTTAAGTCAAACTCAGTTATCCCAGCTAATCTAATCTTTTCTACTAGGTCTAATCTAGATATAAATCAATACACGTTAAGACAATTGCTTAGAGCTAATGTAGAGATATCTAAATCTAGCACTAACTCTTTACTTTTCTCTTCTAATAATGAAGGTGTAGTAATTAAGAGTAGTGTTAATAATCGTACTCTTAGATGGGACTTATATGAAACAGGACTTAATACTAATCCCTCTCTTAATTCATACCAACTAGGTTTTAAGCCAGTCAAAGAGATAAAAAGACTAACTGCTGAAAGGATAGCTAATCAAGTAATAGTTAATAGGAGTCCAATACTAAATGGTATTGATACTCTAATGGAAGATTCCATAGTTAGAGTATTATCTATAGAACAAGGCGGCACTTCTTTTATTGAAGGTAGAGACTATCATCTTATTAATCAACATCAGATTGATTGGGGCATTAATCTAGTAAATAGTATAGAACCTGAAATAGGTTCCAGCTATCTTATTACTTATGTCTATACTCAAGAATTAGAGTTAGGTACTGATTATATTTTTAATCCACAGACCGACTCACTCACCTTTATAGGTAAGAAACCCGCTTCTGGTTATACCTTTTCTATAGACTATACTTATTACCTCTCTCAAGCAGGGATATTAACTATAGATAAAGAAGGTCAAATATCTTATGTACTCAGCCCTAATAGTAGTAATCCTTATTATCCTGCGGCTCCTGATAACTTATTAATCCTATCCCAATTTATACTTAGACATAACTCTATAGATATTAACCCATCTAATTCTAAGAGATGGACTTTCAGTGATATTAATGCCCTATCTAAAAAGATAAGAGAGAATGCAATTAATAATGAGATTCTATCTTCTTTATTAAGGTCTTCTATTGACCCATTACATTCTCCTATAGGGCTTTATAATGATCCCTTGATAAATCCTTCATCTATTAACCTAACGCTCTCTACAGCCTCTATACTTCCCTCCTTACTAGCTCTTAGTCTCAGTATTAATAGTAAGGATATACCTATCAAATATGATGGGGGAGGAACTCTTTATAATAGATTAGATCAAGACTCCTATGTTTCTTTACCTTCTTTTCCTTTAAACCTATATGAGCAAGATAGAGTAACAAGGTCTAGGGCTATACCTAAGGTTAATATTACAACTCAAGGAGTAATGCAGGTTTATCCTTCTACTCTATTTACTAATAATAATATAGCTAATAAAGTTTCTCCAATAGACCCTATTAGCTCATTCATTGGTAGTGAGGGTAGACTCAAATCTAATTCAATAATAGTTAATTCTTTAAGGTCTTCTGTTAATAATTTATTAGGAGCCTCGGCTGATTTAATAGCCTCATCTATTAAAGATGGTAATGCTGTAGTGAATAGTTCTTATATAGATTCTAATGGCTATATAGATCTAATGACTAATAATATAGATTTAGCTAGAGGTGAATTATATATTAAGGTGACCAATCTTCCAGCTAGATTAAATGGATTTAGACTTTATATATCTGGAATAGAAGTTACTTCATATATAACTATTAAGAATACATCTAGGACTACAGCAGGTATTAGGTCTGATATAGATGGCCAGATAGAACTAAAGTTTCCTATACCAAATAACATTTCTGCAGGGGTTCATTTAATAGAAGTTAAGTCTATCAACTCTCTCATTAGTAATAGTGCAAAAGGAAGAGTATCCATATTTAATAACATATTAAATCAGACCTCTATTACTTCTAGTCATCTTTGGTCTAGAGATACTATACTTACTAGCTCTAATGAAATGTTAGCACTTAGTTATCCGGATATAGCTGAGACAGGTTCTATTCCTCCCTTTGAATATCTAATGCAGACATTCTCAGTAGATGAGGCTAATTACCTATCCTCAATAGATATCAAACTTAAAGAGATAGCTTTAGATAAAGATATATATTTAGTAATTAGATCAGTAGATAACTTACCGCAGCATTATATACTTGCCTATGCTCATAATACTAGCCTAGCTTATTCTAATGATGCTTCTACTTACACTACCTTCTTCTTAGATAACCCCTTATTACTATTGCCAGGTAAAGAGTATTGTATTGGAATATGCGCCCCTAAAGGTTATTCAATCTTTACCTCAGTCATTGGTAAACCTGATTTACTTAATGGTAAAACTATAGGATTACAACCATTGAGAAAAGGACATTTATGGATTAGTCCTAATGGTTATGACCTTATACCCCAAACTAATGAGGATTTATCCTATAGATTTAATAGCTTGGTATTTAACCAAGAAGAAGAAACTATATTATTAGGAGAATATGGGATTAATCAATCCTTTGCTAATACTACTCATTTCTGTCTCAACACTAGGGATATAAGTCCTTATAACACTTATGTTCAATATCAATATCTAGTAGATGATATTTGGATAGACTTCCTTCCTAATGTATGTACACCATTAATAGAATCTACTAACCTGATTAAGGTTAGAGCTAGAATAGGGAGTTCTAATAATAGAATCAGCCCTCTATTAAGTTTGGAAGGAACCTCTATTAGTTTATATAGTTACTCCCAATCTGGAGTAGTAATATCTAATCTGAAAGAGTATTCCCAGCCTTATCATAATGTATCTCTTAGCATAGAAGTATTTAATCCACTTTCTTTCCCAATTAGATGTTATACCTCCCAAGATGGGATAATTTGGATAGCTCTTATACCTAGACCTAGTATGACTAAGGTAATAGATCCTGCCCTCCTTTTAGAAGAATTGACTTATAGAGTAGAAGGATTATCCCCTTCTATTAATAGAAGACAGATGTTTTATAAGATAGAACTTAATAGTCCTATTCTTGGAAGTACTAGACCCCCGGTTATAAGGAATATCACTACTTATGTCTATTAATAAAGAGTTAGGTAATAGATGGAATAAAGATAAGGATTGGATTAGATTATTACCTAGAGCTGATAAGAAGGCTCAGTTAGAAGACCTATTAGACTTACAATCAATAGCTAATAATAATACACGTGCATTAATATCTAACTTTTATGATTCCTTTCATATAATAGAAGGATTAGATATTACCATAACTTCTCAAGCTAATAGAACCATCTTTATTAATGGAGGTAAGTTTTACTTAGAGATAGAAGATCAATTCTATATATCAGAGATTAATGCCACTTATCTCACATTACCCTTTGGTGATTCCCATATTGGTATTGAATCTAATCTATTAGAATTAGATAACTCAACTATATTATTAGACCCAAGTATAGCTGGCCCTATTGCTGGAGCTATTGGTGCTAAACGTAGTTATATCAAATCTAAGTTAACCATAAATAATGCTAATAGTTATCCAATAGCTTACATATCTAAAGTAAAAGATAAGCTAGAAGTATCTGCATCTATTACATCTAAACTACAGGATTTACTAAGTCTCAGTTGGAAAGAAGAAACTGATAATTATATAGATAAAGGTTTACAAGTTTATACTCTTAATTCCACTTCCTTAACTATTACTCCAGGTCATGCCTATATAGAAGGAATAAGAGTATCTCTAAATTATCCACATCTAATCTCTATCCCCTCTATAGCAGGTACTTATTCTATAAGGATAAATACTACACCTATACTATCTATCTGTCTTGTGGGGGCGTATATAGCTCAGGAGTTAACCTATATTAGTAATAGTGAAGGTGTGACTATTACTAATACTAATGAAGATCCTATCTTAGAATTATCAGAAGTTACTTCTACCATATCTAGAGAATTAGTATATAAGCCCTATATAGAATTGGCACAAGTAATTATAGGAATAGAAGGAGTAGAAGGAATAGAAATAAATCCTTCTACTTCTAGGGCCTTATCTAATAAAGATTTATCCCTATTAGATGAGGCCAGTAATAATAATAGGAGTAATCTAGCCAGCATATACTCTCAAGTTATAGCTCAGAATAAAGATAACCAATACTCATTAATAAATATACACTCAGACCCTTTACTTACTCCAGAATACTCCAATGTCTATCATCCGCTTTTCAATGCTCTAATATCTAGTAAAGGAGTACAGAGTGCATTAAGCTCTTCAATACTTAAGCCAAGTATTAAAGGAGTAAATTTCATTAGAGTTATAAATAGTAATGGTTCCCCTTCTTATTTATACCCATCTATATCTAGGGTTTCTTCTATTAAAGAAGAGCGGGCAACTTCTTCAATTAACCTATTAGCTACATCTATAACAGCATCTATTTATCCAATAGCAATATATAAAGATGATACTAATAAACTTAGACCTACCAATTTATTTATAAGATATAAAGGATTGTCAGCTTCTACATCCTATTCCCTATATATAAACCAGATATTAATCTCTACTTTTATATATCCCTCACAACTTAGATCAGATGTTAATGGAACATTAGAAGTTAGTTTTATAACTCCTGATATAGAGATATCAGATAATTATCATATCTACTTGAAAAGATCGAATGATATTCTACATTCAGAAAGACTTAATTTAGTATCTAATTTTTCTGGGGTTAGTAATACTAATCTAGCTATAAGACCTTATATATCTAGTAATAAGTTGGTGGCCCAATCTTTTTATATAAATGGAAGTAGTATCATTTCTAGGTTAGGGGTTAGAATTACTTCTATACCTATAAGTATTCAAGACCCCACTAAACCCCTTCTATGTCTAAACATAGTAGAGAATAGATTAGGTGTTCCTTGTGAGGATAAAGTCTTATATAGTGGAGATTTATTATTAAGGGATTATCTAAACATTGGAGTCTCTAGTATTTCATTAGATTATCCTATAACCCTTACAAATAATGAGTATAGTCTACTAGTTTATAGTTATGTTAATAACGTTAGATTAGGTGTTTATGATGTAGCCCAGCTTAATCCTAGTCTTAATTCTTTTCATACTAAGGGAATTACCTCTAGTTGGGAAATAGATAATACTAAGTTACTCTGTATTAATATAGATACCAATACTTCAGATAGTAATGAATCCTCTTTGGAGATTGAGTTATCTTCAGATAAAGATTTCTCTCATATTGATTATCATATCCCTGCCCAGATATCAGTAGAGACTGACATTACCCTTATGGATAATTTAGGAGAGACTCTAGCTGGCAACTTTGATAAGACTAAAAGTAAACAGATAACCCTATCTGTTAATAACCCTTTATATTCTTTACCTGTAATAGATATAGGTTCCTCTATATTTATCGGCTCTAGTTCTAATCCTTTATGTACTTGGGTATCAAAAAGTAGAGACTTCCATACTTCTTATAGAAATGTAGAAGTCTCTCTGGATTATTCAATATCTAAGTTAGATTACTTAGATATCTATATCAGTTCTAATAATACTCAGACATGGACTAAGTTATTAAAAAGGTCGCCCCTTCTATTATTAGATGCCGCTTCTCTTCTATATACGGGATCTTGGTATATAGAAGGATTAAGTAATTATGAAACAACCATAAATGATAATACAGGAGAGGAGATACTTTCCTATAGAACCTCTATAGTAATTAGGGTAGACATGTCTACCGCTACTAATAAGTCTTCCTTCTTTAGGAATCTGTTTCTAAGGACTTATTAGAATCCTTCCATTCCTTTATAGTTAAGGCATGACACAACTCTGGAGTGCACCAGCACAGAAGAGTGTCATTAGCTCCTATATCACTAAGAGCTTCCAAGAACATTCTTCTATTTGGTGCTTTCCATGTGGAATGAATACTGACAAAGTACTTAGTACAAAGAAGCTTTACTATATTAATAGGTTCGGCCCCCTTTTCTATTAAGTCAAAGTATTCTTGATAAGCATTGCATACTCTAAGTCTCATAACCACATCTCTAGTATTAACTAGATCAAAAGGATTACCAAGGGCAGAACTTCTATCAACTCTGATTCCTATCTTAGTATTTCTTAAGTTATCTATTTTTACCATTTGTACTCCTTATATAAAAAGACACTTGAAATAGTGCCCCCAGTTATCTAATATAATTAGTTCTTCTTTCTTCTATACTTAGTTACATCATGACCAGCTTTTTCTAGATAGTTAAACAAAGAAGTTGTAGACCTAGTTTCAATTCCAGCATCTCTAAGTATTCTAGAAGCTGTAACTCCTAAGTCCAACCTTTTTATAATCTCTTCTGCTCCCAATGTATCTAATAATTTATATAGTTTTCCATGACCGCTATCTACTTTATAACCTTTAGAGTCTAATAGTTTATATATAGTAGTACCTCTATTAGCTTTAAAGCCCATAGAGATAAGTATCTGGCTCATTGATTCACCCTTCAGAAGTCTATCATAGACCTCCTTAAGCTGAGAGTCATTAACATCCAAAGCTGCATAAGGCCCTCTAGATTTTATAGTGTTGACTACATACCCTCCTTCCCTTACCTGCTTAGCCAAACCTCCTGACCTACACTCGCCAACACCTAATCTTCTACCTATCTCTGAGAAGCTAAGACCTTCTTCTACATGCATCCTAGCAAGTTCTTCTGTGGAAAATCTATATTTATCTCTACTTAAATAAGTACATAGATCTTTTAGTTTCTCTATCTTCCTTTCAGATTGGATAGGCACTAAGCTACTAAACCTTAATATATGTTTGGCTTGTAATATACAAACTTGATGTGTAGGCTTTCTAACTATTCCATCTTTATTCTGTTTATTATGAGAGTAAGTTTTATAGGCTATATGCAAGCTTTCTAATATCTGTTGACAATACTCAATAACTTCTAAGTCCGTATTACATATCCTTATTGAGTAGTTAGTTTTGCTATAAAGGATACAACCCTCAGAATCTAACATAGCCGCCAGCCAGCCTAATTTGAAGTCCATATCTTCAAAGCTACATAACTTTATAGGTTTATCTCCATGAAGATAAACAGACTCTAAAGTTTTAGTTAGGGCCTCTTCCTTATATAAAACCTTTAAGTATGTATTACTAGATAACACACATAGCCCTTCTTTATTAGAACAGGAGATGTTATAGCTATCCTTATTTGTCACGGTCTTTTGTGAACTCATTCCATAGCTAACGTTCAAGGAATTAAGACAGGACTTAAAAGCTTCTAATATTGATAAGTCAGTATTAGTAAATCCCACCCTTTTAACTATCTCTGTATTGCTCCTATCTGGCTTATCATATTCGTAGTTTATGCTATATCCATCTCCATCTATAGAGCCAGATAGATAACCTTGCCTTTTGCCTACTGTATCAAGCATGTTCTGTGGTTTCTTATATATAGAACTAATTTAAGTATAACATTAATTAATAAAGGAGTAGAGCACAGATGATCCGGATCTCAGTATTGCGTAGTTTTGTCCATGTATATGGCAGTAAGAGAGTTTCTTTAAAGCAAGGTGGTGTCTATTACCTTGATATGGATAAGTCAGAAGATAGGGAAGAGCTCATTTATATGATGAGTGGTAGTTTCCCTTATAGGAACTTTATCTCCATTGAGATGAGTCCTGCTCTTCTACAGATTCTTTCAATGTCGAAGTTCAATGCTAGAAATGCGGCTCCTCCTAACCCTAATGAAGGTGATGTTTACTATAACCTATTAAGTAAGAGAGCTTACTACTGGAATGGTACTGGTTGGGTTGAGTTTCCTGGTGTGGGTGCTCCTGGTGTTCCTGGTGGCGCTCCTAATGGTTCTCCAGTTATTATCCCTGCTCTATTTGGAGACTTAGTTTCTAGTGGCTTCTCGAATGAAGTTTCAATAGCTCCTGGTGCTATTGTAGATGGAGATATTTCAGCCTCTGCTAATATCAAGCTATCCAAGCTAGAAGTAAATCCTCTTAACAGGATGAATCACACAGGCGTACAACCTGCCTCTACTATTGTTGACTTTCATGAGTCAGTTAGAATCAATAGATTAGATCAGATGGCTAGTCCTGTTGGTGATGTAGATATAGCTAATAATAGACTTCTTAATATTAAGAATCCTATTCTAGATCAAGACGCAGCTAACAAGAGATATGTAGATTCATCTATTGATAATATCTCTCTATCTGACTTGACACCACCCATCAATAACTTCAGCATGGTTAACTTTGGGTTTAGTAACCTAAAGGATCCCGTTGCCCCTAAAGATGCAGCTAACAAGCAGTATGTAGATGAGCTTCTATCTAAAGTGAGTGTAAAAGCTCCTGTTAGAGTAGTTGCAGTATCTGGTATATCTCTAGCTGGTACTCAGGTAGTTGATGGACGTACTGTTAACATTGGCGATAGAGTTTTGGTTGCTGGTCAATCAGATGCTAGAGCTAATGGTATCTATGTTGCTCAAGCTGGCGCTTGGATGAGAGCCCCTGATGCAGATACTAGTGATAAACTATCTGCTGGTGTAATGCTATATGCTCAAGATGGCGTAGCATTCTCTGATACTGAATGGTTAATGACTAGTCCTAATGGCCCTGTGGTCTTAGGTGTCTCTAACTTGACCTTTGGTCAACCTGGTCAGTTTAGTGCTGGCGATGGTCTTATCAAGACTGGTAATGTTGTCCATGCCATTGGTAAACCTGGTGAGATAATTGCTTATCCTGATCAGATTGGTATAGACCCTATCTATCCTGGTCAGACATCTATTAATACACTTGGTACCGTCACCGCTGGTAGATGGCAGTCTACTCCTGTAGACCTTACCTTTGGTGGTACTGGAGCTACTACAGCTGCTCAAGCTCGTAATAACTTGCAAGCTGCTAAGTCTGGAGTCAATAGCGATATCAGCCAACTAGTAGGTCTTACTACTCCTCTTTCCATCCCACAAGGTGGTACAGGAGCCTCTACTATAGCTGATGCTCGTATTAACCTACAAGCCGCTAAGTCTGGTGTTAACTCTGATATTACTCAGTTAACTGGCCTAACCACACCCCTCAGTGTTACTCAAGGTGGTACTGGTGCTTCTGACCCTTCTACTGCTAGAACTAACCTACAGACTGCTAAGTCTGGGGCTAACGCTGACATTACTAGCCTAAGTGCTCCCTTCACTGCTCCAATGAGAATTGATCAGGGTGGTACTAATGCTACTACTGCAATAGATGCAAGAGTTAATATTGATGCCGCTCGTACTGCTCTTAACGTTGGTGGAGCTGCTAGAGTCTTTATCAGTAAGGATTCTAATACCGACCTAAACTTAAGAACTTTACTAGCTGCTACTGGTAACAGAGCTGCGGTTCAAGAAACTGCTACTACTATCACTTTTGATGTAGTAGAAGCTAACCTATTGCTACAAAACTTAGGTGGCGCTCTTGATATAACCACTTCTAAGATTACTGGTATTACTCCTATTGCTAAAGGTGGTACTAATGCTGCTACTGCTATTCAAGCACTACGTAATCTTGGTGCTATAGGTACAGTTCTTAAAGAACCTTCTTCCACTGGAGCTACCATAGTAGGAGCTAGAGATGGGGCTGATTCTAGTAGACAGTACATGAAAGGAGTTCTAGCTGGTTCTCCTAAAGTTACTACTAGCGCTACACCTTTTGATTTAGCTATTGATATTGATGAGACTCAAATCCCCATCAATAACTTGAGTGGTGTTCTCACCATTGCTAAAGGTGGTACTAATGCTATTACTGCTGATCAAGGTCTAAAGAATCTTGGTGGTGTAGCCAATGCTTCTAACTTGGGTGCTGGACAATCCATCTTCCTTAGTAAGAATACATCGGGTGCTACTAACCTTCTTGAATTCAAAGGACTTGCATCTCTTCTAGATGGTATAACTGGTGGCCCTAAAGTTGCTGTTGCTTCCTCTGGTAATGATGTTACCTTCTCAGTTAATGAAGCTCAACTAGACCTAGATGCCTTAGGTGGTGTGCTATCTATAGCTAAAGGTGGTACCAATGCTATTACTGCTGGTGCTGCTCTCTTTAACTTGAATGGTGTTACTACCGCAGCTTCTGCTGGTGGTGTATCTATCTTCAGAGATAGAACAGGCGTAGCTGGAACTGGTTTCACTCTAAATCTTAAAGGTTTAGAAGCGGCCACCAATAAAGTAGTTGTAGTAGGCGGCGCCTCTACAGTTACCTTAGATGTAGTTGAAGCTAACATCCTTCTTCCTAACCTAGGTGGTGTTCTAACCCTAGCTAAAGGTGGTACAGGTGCTACCACATTAGCTGCGGCTCAGGTTAACTTAGGTATTCCTAGGAGCTTTACTACCAGTGCCCCTATTACCCCAACCATAGTTGGTGCTGGCCCTAACTACGCGGTTACTATCACCCATAACTTGGGTCTAACAGCTACTCAACGTGTGTTGGTATTCTGTGTAGATAACGCTGGTGAAGTTGAAGTTCCTTCTAATGTTTCTCAATCAGCTAACAGCTTTACACTTACATTCGGTGGACCTACTGGCCCTCTAAGTGTTAGTGCAATCTCTGCTGGTGCATAAGCCTAAATAGACTTAAACGTTGGAAACCCTAATGAAGGGGGCTAGAAATGGCCCCCTTTTTCCTATTTATATTAATGTCATTCACTTATATGCACACACCTTAGCCCTAATACAGGTTATAGAATCTCTTATATACCCTATTAATCCTATACTAATCCTATATTAATCCTAGACCATGGAAGAAGATATACTCTCATTTATTAATAAGTTGCCCCCTACTGAATCCCTTCCACCATTTAGACAAGGAGGATTGAAAGTAGAAGGAAAGATTAAAGAATTAAATAAGCGGCTACCCAATTTAGAACCTAATAATCTTATAGCTCTTGGTATATTCCTACAACATTTAGAATTATCCTTATTTAATGATAAGGAGTTACTAGCCGTAGCATCTAAGAGATTAGATTTACTTAGTAGTAATCCTAATGAATGTTTACCCACTGCTATAAGACCAGAGACAGGATTAGTAGACACGGGTTCTTATAGGGTAATGGGCCTTCTATCTAGAAGAGGAGTATCTACTAGTCAAATCAATTACTTAACAGCAAGGTCTAATAGGAATAACTATGACCTATTATCTATACTAGAGAATTAATAATGACAGCACCAATTCAAGCCACACCTAGTACATCAAGAATTACTGGGTCAAAGATATCTAATACATCAGAAGTAAAGCCTGGATTAGTATATAAAGCCGATAGATATTATGCTCAGCTACAATCAGATGGAAGCTTATTTTATTCTGAATCCAATCCCCCTACTAAGAATAATTCAGTTACATATACGGGGGAGCCAGCTAAGGTTTTCCTTCAGACTCTTATAACAGGAGGACTTTATTCTACTACTACCTCTACAGGTTCTTCTTCCTGCTCTGATTCCATCAAAGTAGATAGAGAAGCCGCCACTAAAGCTAGAAGTGAATTCTATACAAGAAGATTAGACCCTTTAGTTAATAAGAATATAGCTTGTGCTCAAAGACTATCTAATGTATTAAAGGAATCTGTTAGAGTAGCTGCTAATACTACCTCTACTGATGGGGATAATACTAAGAATAGGGTAACATTAAACATTCTAAAGAAGAATAGTCGGGCCTTAAAATCTCATCTAAAAGCTATTAAGGATGAAAAGAGAGGCACCCAAGCTTATTATAAACAAGTGGCAGAGATGGCCAACTTTATTAATCAAGCCTTCTCTCTTGGTGTATATACAGGAGTACCTAGAGATAATCTTAGAGACCTACTTAATAATGGCCCTGTTACTAATCGTCGACCTTCAGATTCTATAAATAACATAGCTCCTGATGATAGGGATTGTCTCTTAGTAGCTCAATGCTACCTAAATGCATGGCAGGATCTACCTAAGATACCTTCATGCCCTCCTCCTGAAGTAAGTCAACCAAAACCTAAACCCCCTCAGAAACCTGCTGTACCCATCTGTCCAGAAGTAGAAGCAGAGAAATGGGGTGTTAGGTTTAAGTATAGTGATAATTCTAATCAAGGTAACTGTGTAGCTTCTAGATCCTTTTCTACTACTGATAACTCTGGTAACTCTCTTCCCTTTATAAGAGAGGATAAGGAATGGTTCCTTACTCTCCTTCCTGCTATGAGGTCAATACTTCCTATACAAGGTGGTATGGATACTCCTAATGCTATGCCTGGTCTTCAATTCAGAGTGATGTCTAACATAGCTAAACATAGGGTACCCGGCTTCCAACCTATCTATCAGAACTTAGGAGTAGAAGCTCTTTATATAACACTAGTAGGAACCTTTACGGGTGATGGTGGCTTAGGTAAGGTGACTCGTTTAGCAGGTATTAATAGCAATGGGTTAACAGTTGGTTCTCAAGTAGCTCAGCAAGGCCCTGTGTTTCAATCATCTAGAAATGATAATCAAGGGGCTATTTTATCAAATGGTAATAATGTAAAAGGAGGTAATACTTATCTTTTGAAACAGGGTACTGGGCAATTCTATATTCAATACTCTAATGACCTTAAAAGTTATAGGTCAGCCTCTCAAATAGAAGAACTTAGCTCCACTTCTTACTTACCAATCCCCTCTCTAAATGCTCAAGCTGAGATTAATAATAGTATACAGAATGGTGCAATATATTATGAGATCAATCCTAATAATATATCTAATAATTCCTCAGGTGTTAATTTAGATACTTCCTCTTTATCTACTCTTACTGCTATAGGCCAAGCTTCCCCTGTCACCACATATAACTTACATAATGAATTCCTAGCAGATGGGTGTCCAGGTGAGTGTCCTAAGCCAGGTATAGATAAACTTGAGAAGGGTCATTGGAATTCTACTAAAGAGAGCAGCCCAGTTAACTCAGGCACTTTCAAACCCTTATATGAAATAGCTTCTAAGCTTGATTCCTATCATGAGTTTGTCTCCTTCTATAAGTTATCCATGCAACAAGGACATGAACTAGAAGTAGAGATAAACCTTAGAAAGAATAAGGATGGAATGTATCCTACACAGGGATTAGATGATGACCCATTACGTGATGGTAAAACAGGTAACCCTAAGTTCAAGGGTTATGTCAGAAGGTTAGAAGTATATCAAGCAAGGTCAGATAGAACCTGGTACATGATTGAACTTGAAGTTACTGATCATGGTCTTGTAGGTAAGAAGGCTATTAACCTTACTGATGACATTACAGCTAGAGCTAATGTTGCATTAGCGTCACAAGAAGCGGCGGCTGCATTAATAGATGGAGGTCAGAAGAAGGCCCAATGCCTCTATGACACTGGTAAGGTGTGGTGTAAAGATATATCTAGATTAGATACCGGAGCATCTAGGAAGTTCTGCTACTCAGAGATTACTGGGGAAGGTTTCTACATGAGAGATGAAATAGCAGAGGATAGGATATATACTCCTTTACAGACTGCTGCCATATTAGCTGATGCCCCTAGGAATTGGTTCTCAGGTCTTCTTAGATGGGAAATAAATGATGTTAGTAGATACTTAAATGGTAGTTGGGTATCAATAAAGCCTATAGGTAGTAAACCCACAGAGAGAGATATAAAATCTAAGAGTGTGTCTGAACTAGGATTAACTCTCATAGAAGCTACAGATGTAGGAGCTGGATTAGGAGATAATACCTTCCAAGTTAATAATAGAAAGTATTTTCATCCTTCTGGTTATGGGGTAATTTTACAGACTAGTAGTATTGCACTAGATATTCTTACTAATGCTACTGTCACTATACTTGAACCTATACAAACAGTTAATTACATATTAGGTGGGAGTGAGGCCCTAACGTTGGGCTTAGGAGCACCGTTAGGTAGTGCTGCCCTATTATTAAGTTTATATGGAGTCAACAAAGGAAACATAGATGACATCAAGACTTATCTATCTAGTGGAACTATAAAGATAGAATCAGCTAATACTGACCCTTGTATACCAACTAATCCGGCTACCACAACTTCAGCCACCTCTCCTACCCCAGGCGAATCTACTTCCCCTGCCAATAGTAGAAGACCTGCTAATGCTCAACTTGAGGGGGCTGTGCTTGGTGGGATAGCAGATGCCCTTCCCTCTCCTATTACTGACGCTTTAAGTCAGTTAGGTTCACGTTTATTCAACCCTTAAACCCCTACAAAATGATAACTAGAACAGAACCAATAACCCTAATGGCTAGTGGAGCCTTCTCTATCTACTCTAAGATCAAACCTCTTTATGCCGCTTCTAATAAAATTACCCTACAAGAACTATTACAAGGATGTGATTTACCCTTCCTTGCATCTTCTCTTATATATGGTGAGACAGATAAGGGAGTAACAGAAACACTAGAAGATTTTATCATTCAATCTAACATGCCTCAGACCTATATTAAGAGTATAGGTATTAGCTTTGGCAATAGACCTATCATTCATCTAAAGGTAAAAACTTTATATGTGAAGAGAGATACTCTTTACATGGATGTAATAGAAGGAGGAAGGGAATGTAGAAGAGAAGGAGGCCAGCTTATTACTAATGCTGATTATCCAATAGGTCTAGATGATTATCAAGTATCAAATATATCTAGGCTAGAACTAGAAGGAGGTCTCCATTGGAAGCAATAAACTATTATGAATACTTAAATAAATATGCCACCTCTATTTCTAATACTGCTTTACTTAATAGAGAAGAAAGGATTAGTAATGGTCTAAACTATTTAACCTACTTCAATGAAATAAAAGAACAGCAGATAAGGTCTAAGAAATACCCTAAATATGAGGTAGATATTAGACCTCATGTATACACAGATATAGAACTGCCAGAGGTAATTAGACAGATACAAACAGGTGAATATACTTATATAGGGGTTAGGAAGATAGAGGATGAGATATATGAGGATTCCCTCTCATTAGAAAGAGACACCTTATATAACAATAGAAATCAGATTAATGATGGGTTTATATCTGGGGATTCTTACATCTATTCAGAAGTGACTGAGTATGGGAGTAACAATTTATATTGGGAGTTTTATAGCCCTTCTTTATATGGTGCTGAGTTAGATAAAGAATATAGAAGATTCCTTTATGTTCCTATAAGACCTAACTTAGCTCTCTTACTTAAGGCTCAATTACCTTTCATTTATAACTGGGATAGTAGACCTATTAAACCTCTTATATGGAATCAATACCCATATAAAGAATATGTTATTAATGCTAGTGCTGAAGACTGGCCTTGTTTCTATAGCTCAGTAGTAGATGACTTGACCCATCCCTTTGTTAAGGGTTTCTACTTTACAGGGAAAATGATTCTTAATGCTGAGGGAACTATCCTTTATGAGTATACAGACATAGAAGGTATCTATGGTATTAAGGATGAGTTATACACCTCTCCACTTCAACCTATAGAATTAGACTTCCCCTTAGGTAAACCTAAACCAGGGGATATAATCTATGACCAGTGTTTAGATTCCCTATTAGGCTTCTATCCTTCTTATGGGTCTATCCCTTATATAGGCCAGTTCACAGGTTATATAAGCACTTCTTCTTATAATCCTTATCAGACTTATTATTTATATAAGAGAAAGGATGGTAGTGTATTTCTTCATCCAGCTCCACCTTCTTCTTATGCTCAAACAGTAATTAATATAGGTATTGAACTATTAGGTTTAGATATAGGTGGCCTACTACTGGAGACTGATATAGCTATAGATTCTATAGAGATAGAAGATAGTCATAGCTGTGGAATCAACTTAGCTGTAAGAGATAGATTATGTAGTAGATATATTCCTCTATCTCTATCTATATTTAATGACTGTAATATTATTGGTGATGATTTTAATAGAGATAAAGGAATAGAACTAGTAGATGATGATGCCCTTATAAACGATGAGTTTATGTTTGATAATGGTTTCTGTAAGGAGCAACTAGAAAGTCCTTTCAGGGATCTATTAGAGGATTGTTTAGTGAATGATATCAACTTTATAGATGGATCTTTTGTCATGGAGGACTGTATAAATGCCTAACTTACAAACCTATAAGATAATCATAGGTAGCGATAACGATTATATATATGAAGACCCAATCTTAGGGTCTAATGGTACTGCAGTAGTTAATAAGATCAATGGTCTTATAGATGCTATAGAACTCTCTAGTAATGGAGTAGAGCCCGCAGATAAGGGTTATCTAGTTACTAAGACCAATGCTCAGGCTATAAGCCAATTACCCCCTGGTGTTGATAAATATTGTCTAATTAGTGCTACTGCTTCACCTAGAGGTTTAGCTTATGAGGAAAGAGTAGATTTATACTCTAACCAAGTAATGCTTGGTAATAAATCCTTTAGTGGTAGTACCACTGTTAATACTCTACAAGCTAGTGGTGCGGTAGGTATAGTAGGACTTCTTACTACTAATGATATTAACTCAGGAAATGTCATAATAGATGGCACTCTAAGAGTTAATCAAGGTACTGACCTAAGGTCTACTCTATCAGTAACCTCAGGTACGATATTACTAGGAACCTTAAGGGTTGATAATCAAGCCACCTTCCAAGCCCCTATATTAGCCAATGCTACTCTTGCAGTAGCCCAAGCTACTACTCTTGCCAGTGTATTAACAGTAGGTGGTGCTACCAATCTTAGCTCTACCCTATCAGTTCAAGGTACTACTAGTTTAATAGGTGTTGTCAATACTACAAGTAGCTTATTAGTTGGTACTTCCTTGACAGTAACAGGAGCTACTAATATTGGTGGTAACTCTTTAATTAACGGTTCATTAACTGTAAATGGTGCCTCACTATTTGGTAATAACCTAACAGTTACAGGTGTTCTTACTACTAATGACCTGACTATACAAGATGATTTAACTGTAGGAGATGATGTATCTATAGCTGGTGATATTAATATCACAGGCAGTATAACTAGCCCTTCCTCTCTTAGTATAGGAGGAATTAGTAATCTTAATGGCCAAGTAAATGCTGGTAGTAATGTATCTGTAGGTAATGACCTTACAGTTATTAGAGACCTATCTGTTGGTAGAAATACTTCTTTAACAGGTACTCTTAATGTTGTAGGCCCTACTACTGTTTCTATACTAGGCAGTGCTGGCGATATAACAGCTGGTGGAGCACTTAGAGGACAGACAGCCATTATAGTAGGTGATACCTCCATAGGAGGCGCTACTACATTAGCAGGTGCCTTATCTGTAGGAACTACGGCAAGTGTGACTGGGGTATTAACCTCAGGTTCCTCTGTCATAACTACTAATCTTAGTGTAGGTACTAATGTTCTTATACTTGGTAACCAAGATGTTAGAGGAGCTTCTATTACTAGAGGTGAGGCTACCTTTGAGAATGATTTAATAGTAGAAGGTTCTCAATCAATAGAAGGTGACTTAGTAGTACTTGGTGATATTAATGGTAGAGATTTAATATTATCTGGTAATGGACTTGTAGTAGGTAACTTATCTTCAGCCTCTTTTATTACTGGTTCTATAGTAGCCAATAGTAATTTAGATGTAAATGGGTCTGCTATTCTTACATCTCTTTCTGTTAGTGGTAACTCTGTCTTTGGTGGAAATGTAAATGCCAATGGACTTATCTCAGCATCTAACCTATCAGGGGTTAATACTGGAGATGAAGAGGTGGCCTCTATTACCATATCAGGTACTGTAAGATCTGATGTTAATAGTGTTAACCCTATTGTTTATCTAAAGAGTTCCATAGATTCTACCTTTGCTAGATTAGATAGCATAGCTCAGTTTAATGGTATTGCCTCTCTAGATGGTAATGGAAAGGTTCCTACTAATCAACTACCTGCCTTTAACATTACTGATGTATATGTAGTTGGTAGTGAACCATCCATGCTTGCATTAAGTGCTGATAGCATAGGTGATGTAGCTGTAAGAACTGATATTAATGTCTCCTTTATATTAAAAGGATTACCTGCTACTGATATTGCTAATTGGCAAGAGCTTCTCACTCCCAGTGGTAGTGGTACAGTAACCTCAATCTATGGAAGAGCTGGTATAGTTACTTCGATGCTTGGTGATTATACTGCATCACAGATTACCTTTACCCCTGTAGGTACTTTGCTTAGTACTAATGCTCAAGCAGCCCTACAAGAAGTAAGTCTTCACTCATCTCTTACTAATAACCCTCATAGTGTAACTGCAGTCCAAGTAGGGGCTATACCTCTTACTCAGAAGGCTGTAGCTAACGGTGTGGCTAGTCTAGGCTCTGATGCTAAGGTTCCTCTAATTCAACTACCTGATTTAGTGTTACCTTTCTCTATAGATTTCCAAGCATCTAACCTAGTTAGTAATTCACTTACCGTAGTTCATAACTTAGGTAAACTCAGATTATCTAGTGTTACCCTTTGGAATAACTCTAATAGAGTAGTAATCCCAGATGAAATAGAAGTAATAGATGATAACACACTAATCGTTAGTCTAATTTCATATAATACTCCTACGCCTATACCAGGTATATGGACATTAGCCTTAGTGAGGTAAACAAATGAGATCAGGAAGAATAGAAGCCCAAGGGGGTATTAGATATAGAGGTGATGCTACTTACCAATTAACAGGCACTAAAACAGAGTTATTTGGTCCATACCCTAGTAGCACTATACCCTTATCAAACCAAGCGGCCACTCTTGATGAGTGGCTACCTTGGATTCTTAATAGAATAAAGACTATTACAGGAGAAACAGATTGGTTTACTAATCCTAATGCTAGTCTTCTTAGCTTACAAACTAGTGGTGGTGCTGGAACTCCTAATGCTTTAGTAAGAACTAATAACTTATCAGACCTAACTAGTTTAGTTCAAGCTAGAACAAACCTAGGATTAGGTTCGGCAGCTACTCAACCTAGTTCTGCTTTTGCGACCTCCGCGCATATTCATGCTGCCTCAACCATTACCTCTATAGCAACTACTAATATTAGTGCTACTAATGTTCAAAGTGCTATAGAAGATTTAGATGTATACATAACTAATTTAACAGTTGATGGAGGATCATTTTAATGACCAATACTATTCTTATAAAGAGAAGTATTAGTTCTGCGGAACCAACCGTATTATTTAATGGAGAACTAGCCTGGTCTGATCTATCAGACACCTTGTTTATAGGTAAGGCTGGATCAGTAGTTGCAGTAGGAGGATTAGGAGTATTTGCCCCTAGAAATAGTCCAGTATTTACTGGTACTCCTACTGCTCCTACACCTACTCTAACTGATAGTAGTTTGAGACTAGCTACAACTGCTTATGTTAAAGGGCAAAGATTAAATCAATTAACTGCCCCTAACTTATCAGTCTCCTTTAACTCACAGAAGTTAATAAACCTAGCCTCACCTACCCTACCCAATGATGCTACAAATAAGGCCTATGTTGATGCAATAGCTACTGGGCTTGATATTAAAGACTCTGCTAGGGTAGCTACTATTAGTGATATAGCTTTAACAGGTGTTCAGACTATAGATGGAATCCTCTTAGTTGCAGGAGATAGGATTTTAGTTAAAGACCAACTGCTTCCTGTTGAAAATGGTATTTATATAGTTGATACTGGAACTTGGATTAGAGCTGGCGATTATGATACTTCAATTGAAGTATCCCCTGGTTCCTTCATCTTTATTCAAGAAGGTATCACTCAAGCAGATACTGGTTGGGTACTAATTACTAATGCCCCCATCACTCTTAATAGCACAGACTTAGTCTTTACCCAATTCTCTAGTGTTGCTTCTTATCAAGCAGCAGCACCTATATCTAAGATTGGAGATGTCTTTAGTCTAGACTTTAGCCCTATTACCCTTATAAATAACCTAGGTTATTTACAAGTGGCTGGGGGTACTACAGGACAAGTACTTAGTAGTCAAGGCCCCACTACTGAAGCTAGCTGGGGATTACTTAACTTAGCCTCTAATGTAACTGGTACCCTACCTGTTAATAGAGGAGGTACTGGAGTAGCTACCCTTACAGGACTAATTAAAGGTAGTGGTACTTCTGCCTTTACTGCTGCTATACCTGGCACAGATTACCTAGTTCCCTCCTCTAACCTAAATGAGATAAGTGTTATACCTTCTCTCACAGGAGATGAAGGAACAATACCTATAATTGATAACACAGGAACCTTTATAGGTCGGAGAGGTAATGATTTATTAACTGCTATTGGAGTAGTTGGTTTTTATCTACCTCTTACTGGAGGAACGCTTACCGGCCCCTTATCTATACAGAATACTATAGGTAATAGTCTTATAACTACACGTAATGTAGGAATAGGATTAAGTGACCCCACCTTAGGTGTTGTATTTAACCCTAATGATACTCTTCTTACTGTATCAGGTAAGGTAGATAGACCTGGATTACTTCTACTTAATAACCCTAAATCCAGTATTACTGCTGGGGATGTGGCAGGTAGAGTCAGTTTCAACCTATCTTCTTCTACTCAGCCTCTAAAGAGTGTGAGTATTATAGAAGGTTATGCTGAAGGTGTTGCAGTTAATATAGGTGGAGGCCTTAGATTTAAGGTCAAAGCAGATGGTTCCAATCTCTTATTAGATTCTCTCACTATTAATAGTGAAGGAAACATATTAATAGGTTATGGAGATCAAGCCCCTGTATTACCTTCACCTCTTATTCCTGTAGTAGGAGATAGAAATCTTACTATAGCTGCCTTACCTGGTAGTCAGGGTTATCTAGTCTTAGGACAAGGAAATGATAAAGGAACCCTTAGATGGGCTTCTAATAACTTCCAATATTACAGAGCTAGTACCTCAAGTTGGGTATCTCTAGATGGGGGCGGCGGTGGTTCTTCTAACACTACAGCTTTTACTACTGATGTGGGAGATGGAACTAATAATTCTATTACTGTCACTCATAACTTAGGTTCTAAGAATGTTATATGGCAGGTATATGAGAATGGAAATAGCTTTGAAGATGTTATTCCTACTGTAAGAAGAATAAGTAATAACGCCTTACAATTTGTATTTACAGTTGCCCCTACCTTAAATCAATTTAAGGTAGTAATTACTTATACAAGTTAACTCTAACTCTAGCTTCAATTTTAACTCTAACTCTAACTCTAACTTATTTCCTTAGGAGGTTATATGCCACAAGTTCAATTCCACCTAGACCTTAATCAGAATGAATTAAGACAGGCAGTAATACATAGGTTAAGTACTGCCCCTTCTACACCTTTAGAAGGGCAATTATATTATGACACTGTTACTAAAGCCTTACGTAACTTTGATGGGACAATATGGCAGTCATTAGTAGGAGCTGATAACTCTATAAGTTCTATAACTATTAGTGCCCCCTTAGTCAATACAGGTACTAGTCAGGCACCTATTATAGGTATACCCGCTGCTTCATCTATTACTGCAGGTAGTCTATCTATAAGTGATAAAGATAAATTAGATGGGGCTACTGCCTTATCTACAGCTTCTACACTTACCCTAAGAGATAGTAGTGGTGCTATCACTGCCACTAGTTTTATAGGCCCCTTAACAGGCTTAGCCAGTAATGCTAGTCAACTAGAAAGTCAGGTAGGTACTTATTACCTATCTAGAACTAATCATAGTGGCTCTCAGTTAGCATCTACTATTAGTAACTTTGATACTCAGGTACGTACTAATAGATTAGATCAACTAGCTGCCCCTACAGTTAACTTAAACCTTAACTCTAATAAGATAACTAACTTAGCTACTCCTACTCTGGATACAGATGCAGTAACTAAATTATATGTAGATTCAAGACCTACTGGAGTTGGTAAATATAATACTTCTATAGGGGATGGTAGTAGTACCTCTATCACCATCACTCATAACCTTAATACTAGAGATGTAGTTGCCCATATTTACACTACTGCATCTCCTTACTCTTATATTATTACTGATATAGATCATACGACTGTAAATACTATTACCCTGACATTCTCAGTGGCTCCTACTACTAATCAATATAGAGTAGTGGTAATAGGTTAATAAAAATAAAAGGTTCTTTTACAATGCTTCCTACAATATCCAATCAAATAAGAGAAAAGATTGCTAAGGACTATTTAGGTTATGGCTTAATAGTCTTTCTCATTAATAAAGTTGACCTTGGTTATGATGATACTCCTAGTGAAATGGAGTATAACAAAAGGAGAACTCTAACAATGAATGAGGCAGTCCTACATGAGATAGGGGGTCTCACTCTTAATGGATATAAAAGATCCTATGTAGAAGAACCTGAGTTAAGACATACCTCTTCTAACTCATCTATATTAATTAGAGTTGAGTTCCAAGCTATAGCTGGAGATATCGGCCCCTTCTCTCATGCCTGTGTAGCTAGAGGGGCCAACATCTTTGATATGTCTCCTTCTAATGGTAATAATAGAGGAGACTTTCAGGGTGATTTAATTGCAGTCATTCCAGTTACCTCACGTATCCTATCAGCAGGTAATAGAGGCCTTATACTACAAGCCCCAGAGAAGTATAAGTTAAGTGTTCCAATTAATATTAATAGCTTTGTGGCATAGAGAATATAGAGAATATAGGGAATATAGGAGATATAAAGGATATAGATGGAAGAGATACTAGAAGAACTTAGACAGAGATATTACTATACCTCTCAGAAGTTTGGGGGGCCAGAAGCTATGATAAGACAGATTAGTCTAGCTGATGATGATTTCTCAACCACCTTTAAAATATCTAGACTTCTATCCCACTCAGGAGAGATAAAAGTAATATCCCCTTGGGATTTCCTATTTGAAATGAAGGGTGCCTCAGAAGAGGATTCTATTATTCCTTCCCATGGTTATAAGATAAATGATATAGATGGCAGACTTCTATATCGAGTAACTAAGCATGGGGCTATTTGGGGCGAGTCCCTTTTAGATAAGGCTTTAGTGCTTCAAAGTATGACTGGTTATATGTTCTACCTGACTTATACCACCTTCCAAGGTATACAGCAATCCCTCTTAATTATTAATAACTTAGCATTAAGATTATCCAATCCCATCTCTGATGATGATGCTATTAGAGTACCTGCCCCTCCTTCTATAGAACCATCCAATAACTATATCAATATTGAATGTTCTCAAGTCCTTCTTAATGGGCCATCTTCTATTACTATTACTACCTTATTCCTTAAGTCAGTAGGTCATACTCCTCCTACCTTAGAGTATGTAAGTTCTAATCCTCTAACTATAAAAGAAGAGCATTACTTATCAAGTGATGACTCTCTATTTATATACTTCCCTAAAGAGAGTGGTTGGTTCTTTATCCAGCTTAATAATCAAACACCCCTTGAACTAATCAATCTAATAGGTGCTGGAGATGATAGGTTTATACAAGCTAATGAGTATCTATTCTATATAGCATTAGGAGAGGAATTAAATACCAGTCTTCTCAGACAGAGTATGGGTCTTATTAATAGGAGACCTGCCGCCTTCTCTAGAGATAACATTATTAGATTAACTCTAGAGGCTAGTAATGGTTAATAAGAAAACCACTAACTTAGATAACCTCTTTGATGGTTTTATTACTTCTGCTGCTGCTGGTATAGGGTCTAATCAGAATAACTCCATATCTATAATAGAGTTTGCTGAGGATATTGTATTTAATGGTAGTGCCCAGTTATTCCCTCAGCAGACAGCACTTCTCAAAACCATGTATGGTGAAGACCTAAATGATATAGAGAAGAATGTATTAGCTCAATGGAAATATGAGGGTAGAACTAATTGGGTAGAAGGTAGAAGCTATAAGAATTTAATACTAGAAGTAGGGCGTGGTGGATGCCCTTCTGAAGATTCTTATGTAATAACTACAGTAGGAACTATTACATATGGAGAACTAAGAGATAGAAAGTTATTAGGAGAAACCATAGGAATTACTACTCTTAATCCAGACACGTGGGAATCCTATACTACTTATGACATAAAGACTTGGGATAAAGGGGAGGAACCTGCCATAAGAATAAAGACTGCGGCGGGTAAAGAAGAAGAGTGCACTTATGACCACCCTTATCTTATATGGAGAAAGGGGCTACCAGAATGGGTAGAACTAAAGGATTTAGTAGTAGGGGATCGTATAGCAGTACTAGATAACCTTCCCTTATTTGGTACTACTTCTATAGGAGTAGCTAAGGCTAAACTATTAGGCTATCTATTAGGAGATGGAGGCTTATCTCAGCGCTCCTCTATTAGGTTTACTAATATGGACTCTAGAATAATAGAAGAGATACAATCTATATTAGATGAATCCTTTCCGACTATACGTATAAGAAAAGGGGCAGCAAAGTATGGCTACACATTATCTGCTAAACCTGGTCAAGGTAATCCTCTCTTATGTTGGCTAAGAGAAATAGGAGAGCATGGTAAACTAGCTATTCATAAAAGGATACCTCCTTGTATTAAACAAGCCCCTAAAGAAGAGATAGCTACCTTCTTATCAAGACTATTTGCCTGTGATGGATATGCGTGTGTAGGTAAACTAATAGACAAACATCCTAATCCTAAATGTATTATTGGTATATGCTTAGCCTCCAAAGAGTTTATAGAAGATATACAAAGAGAGCTGGTAAAGTTTGGCATAGCTAGTAGAGTAAACTACAAAGCATCCAAGTGTAATGGTAAGCTATTTGATGCCTGGGCCTTAACTATTAGTGATAAACAATCCCTTTCTAACTTCATTCATCAGATTGGCATCTTCTCCAAAGAAGATAAGTTGAAGGCTATAGAAGCAATCACATCTAACCCAGATATAAGGTCTCAATGTAAGGTAGACACCCTACCCTGCTCAGTTTGGGATAGGATAAACGATAAGCAAGAGACTCTTAAATTTAGTAATAGGCAAGTTACTGGAGGGATTAACACAGATCATTCCAGACTTAGAAAGCAATATGCTCCCTCTAAGTCAAAGGTTATTACTTATGCTACTAATCTAAAGGATGAGGAACTTAAAACTTTAGCCCAATCTAATATTAGATGGGATGGGGTAGAAGAACTCATCGAAGTAGGTATGAAAAGAATAGTAGGATTAGAAGTTACAGATACTAGTATTATAGGGAACTCCATAATCTCGCATAACAGTAAGTGCTGTTCAGAAGACTCTTTTATTACTACTACGGTAGGTAGCCTTTCCTATGGAGATTTACATCAGAGATTATCTAGAGGAGAAAGAATAGGAATATTTACTTATAACCCTGCTACCTGGGAAAAGTATATTAGCTACGACATAGCTACTGAGTTTAATGGCGTTAAAGAAGTATATGAACTTAGAACTAAGAGTGGGAGAGCTGATAAAGTTACTGCGGAACATCCTTACCTAGTTTGGAGAGATGATTGGGATGTACCTAGATGGGTGGAAGTTAAAGACTTAGAAGTAGGGGATTATGTAGCTGTAGCTAAATCCCAAGAGTTATTTGGTGGAAAGTCCATTGGTTTAGATAAAGCTGCCCTCCTAGGTTATATATGGGGAGATGGTAGTGTAAGAGGTGAATCTATCACTTTTACCAATGAGCAGTCTATGGTAATAGAAGATATACAGGACATATTAAATAGAGAGTTCCCTAGCTACAGAATAAAGCTCATAGGTGGCACCAAGATACAATATCGTATATCCCACCAAGCTGGGATGACTGGGGGTACGCCTAATCCTCTAATGAATTGGATAAAGAGTTTAGGAGAGTGGGATAAGTTATCTAAGAATAAAAGAATACCAACATGTATTAAAGAAGCCCCTAAAGAAGAGGTGGCCAGCTTCCTATCACGTTTGTTCTCTTGTGATGGATATTGTTCTAGTACTCCCACTAGGGTGACACTAGGCATAACCCTAGCCTCTAAAGACTTTATTGATGACATACAAAGAGAGCTACTTAAATTTGGTATTACCTCACACACCTTCCATAAGATAGCTACATGCAATAGTAAAAACTTTGATGCTTGGGAACTAGCTATTAGAACTAAAAGGGATATTCTTAAGTTCTCTCAAGATATAGGTATATATAGTAAAGGCGAAGCTTTAAATCAAGCTATAGAAATAATCAGTAAGAGATTAGATAGAGACCAAAGAATAGAACTTCTACCTAAAGGGGCCCTGAATCTTATTGAGAAGGCTAAATATAAATCTAAGGTTAGCTGGACCTCTTTAGGCCTTACCCCTAATAGTTATATCAGGAAGGATAGATTATCAAAGGCTAAAGCCAAAGATGCCGCCCACAAGTTAGGTATTATAGACCTTTCCTGTTTCATTGATGCCCCCATCTTATGGGAACCTATAGCATCACTTACTTTAGAAGGTACGGCCTCCACTATAGCTTTAGAGGTTAAGGGTACCAACATTATTGGTAATGATATCATTTCTCACAATTCGACGATAGCCGCCATTATAGCCTTATATGAGTTCTATTCCCTCATTACCCTACCTAATCCTGCCCGTCACTACAAATTACTACCTAATGACCCTATAGCACTCTTTGTAATAGCACAGACCTTAGAGCAAGTTAAAGATACTCTCTTTGCTAAGATAAGGGGTTATGCTGCAGATTCTTATTTCTTTAAGGCAATGCAAGACTCTGGGAAGATAGAGATACTAGCAGAGACTATTAAGTGTCCTGCTAAGAATGTTGCCATCTATGCCAAACATACTAACTCACCGGCTTTAGTTGGTTATACCCTTAAGGCAATGATATTAGATGAGTTTGCCCGCTTTGAGAATAAGATAGAAGATGATGGAACCATTACAAGTGCTGGTGATCATCTCTTCTCTAACGTAGGGGCTGGTGTCAATAGATTTGGTGCTCTAGGACATAAGGTAGCCATCTCCTCTGCATGGTGTACTGGTGACCCTATGGAGAGACTTATTAATGATACTCAAGCTGACCCTGATACTGTCTTCTTCCGTCTTCGTACTTGGGACTTAAACAAACTAGAGGCTGTATCAAGGGCCAATTGTAACTCTGATTATATTAAGAATAGGGTAAAGGCTGAGTTAGAGTATGAAGGTATTAGAAGGAAGTTATCCACTGGTTTTATAAGTGCCCAGCTATGTGATAAAGCTTGTACTGGTTTCTCTTGTATAGATACATTAGAGAGAGATAAGAACTTAGAAATATCTTCTGAGACTAAGAGATATGTAGAAGTAGATATAACTAGATTAGAAAAGAATACTTCTATCCGGTCATTCATACATGTAGACTTCTCAGTTAAAAGAGATGCCACTGCTCTTGCTATGTGTCATGCCATTAAGATGGCAGATGATAGATGGGGTATATCACTTGATGCTCTAATCAGATGGAAACCCTATTTAGATTCTACAGGTCATCAGAGATATGTCTCCTATCAAAATGTAGAGGATTGCATTATAGAATTAGGTAAAGCTAGACACGCCTCTAAGATTACCTTTGACTCCTTTAACTCTGAATCTTCTATACAGAAGTTACATACATTAGGTTTCTCTACTGAGCAGATGTCTACTGCTAGAGTTCAACAATTAACTTATTACACTACATTTAGAGATCTTTTATCCCAAGGTTTATTAGAACTACCCAGGGATTCAGTATATATATCTACTCTTATAACTGAACTTAGTGAAATTATAGTTAAACCTAATGGTCAGGTAACTCATAATCTAGCAGGTAAAGATATGGCAGATGCAGTAGTTAACGCTGTCTATGCCTGTTACTTAGATATGATTAGTTCTGGGCTTACCCTTGGTACTCAAGTACAAATAGCTAGTATTAAATCAGGTAACCTAAAGAACATACCTAATTCAAGTAATACCAAGTTAAATATAGGTAGAGCTATTAATACTTTATATAAGAAGAAGAGATAAGAAGAAGAGATGAGAACACCCTATCTACCTAATCTAACTAAAAGAAGATACACGCCTCTACTTATAGAATTAGATGAACTAGTTATTACTAATATAGAAGACCCTCCATTACCAGAAGATCCTCTTGATATAGATGAACCTATATATCTATCACCTAGATTCTATATAAAGATATATAAGCCCGCTACTCATAATACTACTGGTTCTCTATCTACTGAAGGGCAAATCATCCACATACAGAGGTCTGGTATCCTCTCTGGCAAGCTTCAACTATTACTAAGACCTTCTATAGGTTATGGTATTAACTCCTGTTATAGGATCGAATACTGGCAATGGGAGAAGATTCTATTACCAAAGGGTTATTCCCTATCTGGAGTACCTGGAAAGAATAGACTAGCCAAAGATAAGGCTCAGAATAAACATAAGTTAATAAGACAAGAGTATTGGTATATACCTAACTCAGATGGTTCTCTTAACTTTGATTATAACAGTCAGGTATCTGGTTACCCCTATGGAAATCTATTACTAAATAGAAGGGTTAATACTAATCCTATTATTAAGGTAGAGATGGAAAGATATGATTCTAATCCTCAGGATATAGACATGGATTATCTTTATCCACCTCAGCAATTAGAGGCCTTTGATATCTGCTCTATTATGGATGAGGAAGGAATAGAATGGACTGATTATTCCATAACTCCTATTACCCTTACATTAAACATCACAAGAGAGAATATAACTAGAGCTATAGGTATTCAATGGGGATTAACCCAACCTAGACCAGCCTCTAAATATACCCTCACATATATCAAACCATTTACCTTATGTGATGTGGTCTTCTTAGAGAATAATAGATCTGATAATCTTTATAATAATAGGAGACTTAATAATGTCGGTCCATACTTCCTGTGAGTGTTATCCCTTAATAACTTATGATGGTGGCACTCCACTGACATCTAAAGAGGTGGCTCATCAATTACATCTAGACATAGAAAGACTAAGACAATCTGTAGAAGAAGTGGCTAGGTATTGCCCCAATGATGCAGACAGTATTAAGGCGGCGCTATCTAATGCTGCTAGGAAAGGAGTTAGATTAGAAGGCCTTATTAGTAGAGAAGAGAATATATCTAGAGTACTTCTTGATAACGGTAAGAAGATAGCTCTCTGTCAAAGAGGAGAACTCTCCTGCGGTAAAGAGATATTCTATTGCTGGGTAGTAGGAAGTCGGGATACCTTTGTAGTAGATAGTATAGAAGAAGCTAAAAGCCATCTAGCCTTAACTAGATCCGACGGAGCGTTTGAACGGTCGGATCTGTCCCGACCATTCAAAGGCCTCATCAGAATCCTTAGCTAGCAGTAGCTAAAGGATTAGAAGCTGACAACTACACAGACCATTGGTCAAGTAGTTTGACGGAGCGTTTGACTAGTCGAAACAGATCCGACTAGTCAAACACCTTGTTAGAATCCTTAGCTAGCCCCACCCCAATAAAACTCTTCCTTTAATCTAGAATAAAGCTGTAAGTAGCCCTATACATAGGTTATAATAAAATAGGTGCTACCAATAAAGGAGCACCTATATCCTATATGATAACACTCAACTTCTATGATAACACTTAAAGACTCTATTCTGTCAATTGATTCCTCAGCTGATATTAATACATTAGAAGAACTAGTTAGACTTACTAATGAATATAATATTAATTGGGTCTATAACTCTGATGGTGCTTGGGTTGTAATGTCTGAGCTAGCAGTAGCTAAAGGATTAGAAGCTGGCGACTACACAGACAATTGGTCAAGTAGTTTGACGCCCCGTCTAAAAAACGTCTCGTCAGAATCCTTAGCTGGTAAGGGTTACAAGTTTGAAGGAGAGAATCTGGCTAAGTTTAAGGTTAAATACTTTGAAGCCACGGGTAAATCTTTGGGTAGGATTAACTCCCTTTGGGTAGGTGATTGGCTCCATGCTTACTCCTATTTAGTGCAGGGTAAGTCTGCCGCAGCCAAAGACTTTCAACAGCTAGGATCTAACTCAATTGAAATGGAGACTACTAGACTTCTAGAGTTACCTAGTATATCCACTAAATCAGAGAAGGATTACCAAGACCAGTTAATCAGCTATGCTTCTTACTCCACTATGCACTTCATATCAGAGCTTAGGATGTTAAATCCTTACGACTCTGCTGATGGTTGTAAGAGCAGAAGAACTGACCTTGTCCAGATCTTCCCCAAATGTGTTAGGGTGTATGAGTT